TCCGGCTGTCAAAAACAAACCCGGCAACCTCCAGCGGGTCCGTCAGTCGAACAAACGGCTGCCGGAATTCGCTGTCCTCGGGGCGGTCGCTGCCACGGTGCACGATTCCGTGCGAGTCGATGTAGTCGCCGGCGATCGGGTCGATGGGGCGGGTTGACATGCGGTTTCCTTTCAAAAGTGGTTAAACGACTGTTACCTACGCCGCTGGCGTTTTTCCAACGACAACTCCGTCTCGAATGTGCAGCAGGTCGCCATCCTGTGCCGCAATTGTTTCGCTGGTCCAGATCCAATGCCCCGCGTTGGAACGCTGCACGAGAACCGCACCAGTTCGCACTCGCCAGTAGAATTCCGAAGCGCGAACAGCAGCCAGCCCAGACGGCGAGACTTCGATTGTGGCGAACTCCCCGGTGACAACGGCCGCTCCCCTGTAGCCTGACGCCGTGGCCGCTCCCCTGGAGGCGTGCTTCACCCATGGATAGTGGGTAGATTTGCGTACGGATCGCGTTTTTCGTGGGAGCGGCGCTTTTGGGCCAGCCATTTGTTATGCCTCGTCGTCGAGTTTGAGAAATGGAATCGGCTTCGCAGCCGCTTCGAGTTCGCGTGTTGCTGCCCACCGCAGTCGTTCCCGCACCCATGCGGACATTTCAAGCCCAGTCAGTCGGGCACACATTGCAAATGCCTGCTTTTCCAGCGGATCGAGCCGGACCTGGAACATGATCCCCTTTGCACTATCCGAACCCTTTTTCGGTCTGCCGCGTCTGGTAGTTTTCATGACGAAATTATACTGACAAAAAACTACAAATCAACCCCAACTCGCTTGACTGTCAGTTTTTTGTCAGTACAATTTATCTAAATGCCTCGCGGCCGTCTCTGACTTACGTCCACAATTCAGACGTTCCGTCGATTTCAAAGTTACCCACTATCCACCCATGCGATGTGCCCTGGCAGGATCATCGCAAGTGCATCAACGTATTTTCCGCAGAACACAACTTCCGGCGTGCGGCCGTGCTCCGGGTTCGGGACTGCCTTCACCTTGCCTTCGACCTCGATCACGTCGTCTGGATGCGCGCGGAACACGATCCAGCGGCCGGCATAGTTCGGATCTTTGCCTTCACCGAACGAGAAGCCCCAGGCCCAGCCGAACAGACCGCCGCTTTCGCAGGTCGGCTCGCGGCTCCATTTGTCTGGCGTCACTGGCCCCGATTCAGGCCATTGAAATTCTCCCCACTTCCCGCGCGACTTTCCGTCAGCGTCCGTGCATTTGAGTATCAGGACGTGCTCGCCGGCGTTGGTCCAGCGACTACGGGGAGTGATTTCCGGTACAGCCTCAATGACATCAGACATCTTGCGCTCCTGTTAATTTTCCGTGTTTTCCGACCCTCAATGAACGACTGTTCTTTTCTCACGCCTCGACAGCCATGACCTCGATGACCAGCCGCGGATCATTTTTGTCGTAATCGATGACAACCGGCAAGTGGACTACTCCCGAATCATCCGCCCATACGCCTGCATCTGTGAATCCGTCCCATACCGCCTTGCACGAGGCGGCACAGTTGTCCTTGTCGCGTCTTGCTTTCGTCCGAAAGTAGAACGTCGCCTTGACAGTGGCCTCTGCGAAAGGCATTGACGCGACGATCTGTTTGTTAGTTTCGTCTCGCATCGCCGCGACTGCCGCCATGTTCGCCCAGTACCGCATCTTGGCCGTCGCCTGCGCCTTGACTCGCCAGTGACAGCGAGCATTCGGTGACAGGTGCTCGTGCGGTAATGGAAGCGTGATCGTCATGTCGCCTCCCTTTCTCGGAGCACACTCACGATCGCCTGCACGCCAGACTCCAGGTTCGCCTGATGCTCCACGGCGACCGCCTGATACTTCATCCCCGAGACGTTGACCCACTCGTAAGGCACCGGCACGCGGCTCAACGTGACGTCGCGCGGCTCGCAGCCGTGTTCGTGGATGGTGACGATGACTCTCACTTCGATTCCTCCTTAACCGCCGCGTGTGCCACCCGCATTCTCAAGACTCCGAACCGAATGATTCAATACTGGCAATTCCTTCGTGCCTTATCTTCTCAAGCCATGATTCTGAAAATTTATGCGACAGCAGCCAGCCTTCAATTCCATTCCCGCCAACAATTGCACGCATTTTTATAAGATCAAACTCGGCCGGATCTCCCAAAGATATTCGTTTTTTTATTTTCGCAGCGATGCACAAAAGTCGGATTGACTGAGGCTCTCCTTTAATTCCATTGTGTACGAGCCTGTGCGCGATATGGGAAATCCGTATTAAGTTGGATCTTTCGTGTTGGCGACTTCCGTAGCTGAAGATGTGGTGGGCGCCTTTCTCTGGCAGGAAATACGGATTGGTCTTCGCTGGCCAAATGCGAGCGGTCCCGTCGTCCGTCCAGAACACGCGCAGCCATTCTCCAATCTCGCAGTGCCTGTTTTGTGGATCATCCGCATACGCGAAATATGCGGCCACGTTCGGCTTGCTCTTACGCGGCTTCTTGGACTTGCGTCTGATCGCAGATCTCTTGAGCGGAGTTTTATTCACGGCTTCGCTCCTTCGTCATTGAGCCGCCAGACCCTGCAATCATGCAAGCCGTCCCGCAACAGCAGCACATCACCTTCACGATGCGCGGGAAGCGCGAATTCCTCAAATCCCGCCGCCTTCAGCGCCTTCCGCGCCTTGTCGAGCGGCGACGTCTCGAATGCCTTTAGCGCCAACACAAGTCTGTCGTGCTGGTTCGCCGTTGGCCATCTGAGTACCGCCAGCAGTTGTTCGACCGCCGGTATCAGCGTGCCCTCTGCGGCCATTGCTTCAAGTTTTGTGCGCGTCATGGGGTGGCTCCGATCCTCTTGAAAGACACGACCCAGACCCACGGGTTTGATTCCCATGAATGCCCACGACGGGCGTTCAACTTGTCCCATAGGCTCCTGAACCATTCGAGGCGAGACTTATCGCCATCCAGTCTGTTCGTTGGCTCCCAGGGCGTGCCTTCGAGGTCCATGTCGCCCATCGTCATATCCTGCAATCGCTCCGCACGAATCTCTGTGACTTCCAGGTCGATGCGGCTGGCCGATCGCGGCATGTGAATCGAGGGTTTCCAGAAACCGGGTTCGACAAACGGCTCTCCGTCGGCGCGATATACAAAATGTGCGATCGAATGCGGCGCGTTGGCATGGCCATACCCGAACGTCTCGCGGACCCATAGGTGGTCGCCAGCTTCTCCGTATGGGCATCTGGTCGCGTATGAATTGCGTGACGTGACTCGTTCCCAGTTTGCGCCGCCGATGTTGACTACCTTGACTATTCCTGAATGTGCGAGACAGCTTCGCGGCTCGATAACACGCCTCGTCATCGTCTTGCGCCCGCCCAGAATCGCTCTGACCATCGGTCCCGAAAACAAAATCGGTCGCTCCCTTACGGCTGTCATGCTCACATCCCCTCCCCGTGCTGCGGGCAATGCCCGAGATAGTCCGCTGCTGTCGTGCTCCCCATCACTCCGCTCTCCTGGTGCTGTCCGCGAACAGATCCGCCAGCGATTCTTTGACGACCCGATTCGCCAGCCATTTTCCAACGACAAGATTCACCGCATTGCCGAGCATTCGATACCGCGGGGAGTCTGCGATTTCCTTGCCTGCGTCATCCCATCGCGTCCAGTCGTCAGGGAATCCCTGGAGTCGTTCGCACTCTCGCGGCGTCAATCTGCGGACCCCGGAACGTGTCGCAACGTGCGGCTTGCTGTCGGCGTGCGTGCCGCCCTCTGCGCTGGTCAGCGCTCCGGTGATTTCATCTGGACCGCCGCGACCGTTGCGACCGTTGCGGGCGAATCGGGTTTGGAAGGTGAAGGGGACGCCGCTTTGAACGTCGGAATGTCCGGATCGAAGCGTTCCCATTGGACCGACGTTTGAGCCTTGGCATTGGAATACAATCGGTGCTCCTCGAGAACGGTCGTCACTGCCAGTAATTGGACGCGATAAATCAGATTGTTCAAATGTCATGTTGGCGTAATCGCTGGCATTGAACGCCACGGCAGGCGGATGCGCCCCGCTCGCCAGAGGATGACACGCATCTCCGGGCTTCGGTGCCGAATAATTTCCGGGCGATGTGATTTGCGTTGTGTCAAACACGATATGCTCGCCTGGTTCCGTCCTGAATCCGCCTGTATTGCCGCCGCTGTTTAATGTGCCAGCGATGAAAGTCTCTGAATCAAAATCGTACCGCTCATTCGCATTACACGCTGTCGCCAATTCTATTGGCCCGGTTGTGTTGCCCTCCCCCATAGGCTGCGCTGCTGCCGTTTTCAGTGCTGCTTCCAATGCTTTTGGCAACTCCCGCCCGCGCTTCTCCGCTCTTCTCAAGATCCCACGGCACGCTGCCGGACTCAAAAAGTATTCGTATGGCACGTTTCCAGTCTCCAAGACATCCGACAATGAACACGCGACGGCGCCGCTGCGGGACTCCGAAGTGCTGAGCGTCAAGAATCCGGTAGCTGTACCCATACCCGCATTTTGCCAGCCCGTCCAAGACGATGGATAAGTCACTTGTTTCTTCCACGACCAATTCCCGTCCTCGTCCTGGACTGATTCCCAGCGAACTTGGCGAGTCGCCGGACCAACTGGACAGAAGGCCGGGCACGTTTTCGATAAGAACAAGTTCAGGCTTGACGAGAGCGATAATCCGACGAAAGGTGAACCAGAGTCCGCTTCGGCTTCCAGCCAGTCCAGCACGCTTTCCAGCCACAGATAAGTCTTGGCAGGGGAAGCCTCCGCAGATAGCGAACGGTCGAACAAACTTCCTTGAAACTCTGTCGGCATTCCGTGGCTCCAGCATGGCTCTCAATCGGTTCACGTCATCCATTCGTTCGGTGTTCGGGAAGTGTCGGCGCAACACGCGGTTGCAATCCTTATCGCGTTCAACCTGCAATGTGCATGTCATCCCCGCATCCTCAAGCGCCTTGCCGAATCCCTCAATGCCAGCAAACAAACTCCAGAATGTCCCCAGCGATTTCGTCACGATCGACTCCCATCCAGACGGCCAGACACGGCGAGTGGCTTCTTCCGAGTATCCATGTAGACTTCGAGCAACCTGTGGCAATCCAGAATTGACGGGTCCTTTTCTCCGTTCATGATCTTGTTTCCCCCCTTGGGGACTGGGCCGAATCCCACCTTGCCGGCAAGCTGCTCCCGGCTGATCCCCAGGTCTTCGGCCAGTGCGTCGAAAAGGATCTTGTACCGCAAGGCGAAAGCCGACTGCGCGAGTTGCAGTCCAGTCTCGGCAGCCGCCAACCGCAGGAATCGACGCTCAAGGTTCTCGTGGATCATTAGTACATTTCCCCGTCGTCGTCCCGATCGTTGTACGACAGCACGGCCTGTCGCGGCGGGATCTCCAGCTCGATCAACGGCAGCGGGTCCAGGTTGCGGGCCAGCTTCGTGACCGTCTCGGCGTCAACCAGCGTGATTCGGTAGATCGACGCCGGGTTAATCATCTGCGTCACGAATCCGCCTTCAACCGGCACGTCCAGTTGCAGCAGCCCGGCTATGCCCTGCGACAACTTGCCGACGAGCTTCTTGTAGCCCATCATTTCCACGATGGCGTATTGCGCCGTCTTGAGTTCTCCCCGCGTTTCTGCCGGCTGTGCACCTGCAAACGCAGCGGCTCCGGCAATTGCTCCACCAAGAAATCCACGACGATCCATGATTCACTTCCTTTCTAAAAGCTCCGTCAGCCTCCCCACGATTGACGCGATCCGCGCCCAGCGATCACGAACACACGACCGGATTCCTCCCTAATTTTGGTGCTGACATACTTGACGCAGAACTTTCACTTGTGTTGCAAAATGTGTCATGAAAACAGGTCTCGCGTCTTTCGCGGCGTTAGACAATGCGGGCTGAACCACAACCGCTCTTTCTTGCAGTTCGCCCGGCCTCCGGCTTCCTCATCATCGCCTTGCGATCCAAACCCGCCCGACGCCTTCCATTCGACGACTTCCCAGGTGTCCGGCATTTCGTGCTCCCCGTCGTATCCTGCCAGGCAAATCCGTAACTCCCGGTTGTCGCCGTTCTCAATTGCCCAGCGGTGCACGTCGTGGGCCACCTGATCGCAATCCACGCGGTACAAATCGGCTTTGCGTCCAGCCGTGTCGGCGTAAGGCGGGTCGAGAAACACGGCAGTCAGGCCTTGCTTGACCGTGACTGTCGGGCCGCAGACACGCGACCAGTCGCCAGAGCACACGCGAATGAGCCGGAATCGTTCCGAGAGAGCACGCATCCACTCGTAGACGCCTTCAGATCGACCGGCGATTCCTACGCTGTCATTCGTCACGAGGGGCCGCTTGCGAGAGATTCCATCGGCCTCACCCACAACGCCGCGCGCCGGGCTGCCGTGATTGTTCATGTGCGGCATCTTCCGGTTGACACCTTCAACTCCGGTCAGGGCGTCAATCGCAAGCGAGTCTGTCGTCTCTTGTTCGTAATCGGGGCCGCTTGCGGCCTCGACGTCCCGACCGGTGTCGCCCAAATGGACTAGCGTGCGATTGACGCCCTGACCGGAGTCGCCCAAATGGACTAGCTGGCGATTGACGCCCTGACCGGAGTCGCCCAAATGGACTAGCTGGCGAACGCCTGCGGCGTCCGCGACGGAATGCCACGGGCCTTGACCAGAACAGAAGCCCGAACCAATCCAGCAGCACATCCCCCAGCACCACCAGCCGGCAATCTTCGGGTCGTAGAATTCAAATTCGCCGTCAAGCCGCGTTTGCAGAGATTCCTTTTGGCCGATAAGCCAGACATGCCGCGCATGCAGGTCATTCTCATTGACCGGCCAGTCAGCGTGGAACGCCACGGCATCAGGATCGGCCTGTACCGCACGCCAGAAGTTAGACACGAGCCCGTCTTTGTCATTGACTGTTTCGACGCCGGTGAATGGACGTGGACGCCCCAGGAGGACCGCGCCAGAACCGAAGAAAGGTTCGACGTAATTCCGCACCGTGCCGAACCGCTTCCAGATCAGCGGCGCGACCTTCGACTTGCCGCCGAAGTAGGGAAATGGTGCTTTCAATGGTTTATCAATTTGCGTCATGTTTTTCCGTGGTATGCGTCAAGTATGTCAGTGCCCTAATTTTCTGCGACGAACGCGGCTGACGTGCTGGACACTAACTCCTAGCTCGGCGGCAATCGCGACCCCAGAAATTCCAGAGTCGAGCATTGATTCGATCCGCTCGTTTGTGTCCGGCTTCCAGTCGCGAGGCAGTCGCGGAGCACGACGCGGCACGCCAGCCAATCGCAGCCAACGCATGATCGTCGTATCCGAAACTCGATAGCGAAGCCCGAGACAGGCGAGTGTGCAGCCCTTGCGATAGTCGGCAGCGATTTCATCAATGAGGGTCATTGCTGGGCCTGCGATTTCCTGTATTCTGCCAGCCTGATGGCGGCGCGTTTCTTTTGGTGATCCTCAACCAACTTCCAGCGACTTTCCTTGACCGTCGAAACGAACAGTGCTATCGGCTTGTCGCCAACTTCCATCGACCTTTCGGCGACCCCCAAAAGCTCAAGGAATCCTTCATCGCCTGGCTTTACGTGGTCCGGCGCATCCTGTAACAACTTCTTGTGCAGGCTCTCAATCGCCTCATCCATCTTCAGGTGCGGCCCTCTCATTGCGTCAAGTGCCTTCAGTTTCTCCGGCGTCTTTCCCGGACGTTTTCCAAATTCAAAAATCTTCCCGCCGCCATTAACCGGCGCCGGAATATTGTCTGTCTGTCTGTCCGGTTCGGTCGGTCGGTCGGTCCGGTCTGTGGAGGGAGACTTCTCCGAGTTGTCTCCGAGATGAAATGACTCAATCCACCTAATCTGTTTCGAGCAACACACTTCGATCGTTTCAGTGAACAGTGAAGACGGGCATCCGGTTTTTTCTTCCATGTCCTCTGCGGTTAAGGGACCATCCGTATCCGCCAACGTCCCTCGGGTTGGGCATTTTGCTGCGATCTGCACGAGCAGGCACCAGCAACCGAACAGCGCGGGGCCATTCGGAAGCCGGATCATCCGGCGGAAACTCTTGCCGTCGTGCTTTGTGGGAATTCCTACCCACGATAAGGCCCCCCCAATCCGCAGCGACTGGGATACCTCGAAGTTCTCTCTCCAGTTGATGATTCGATAGGCTGTCATTTGTCGGTCGGCACATGTGTTTCCCGATTGCTGACCGACTTCAGAATTTGTCGCCCTTTTTCTGACAAATAGTTCCAAATTTCATTGCGAGTGTTGTCTGTTATTCTGAACCATTCCCCGTGCAGCCGTTCTTCTTTAAGGATTTTGTGCAGCCTGCGTTCAAGCTCTGGGCCACCTTCTGTATGTCCTATCAGAGTCAATGGTTCTGGCGACATTGACCGAATCTCGCGGAACCTATTTTCTGGACCCAAAGAGAATCCGATTTTTACGGCCCTGGATCGCCTTGCGAGGATGAAATAGACTCGCTGCATTACCTGGCCCCCTGAAGCTGGTTCAAGATGTCGGCGCCGACGTCACCCAGGCCGTCCGCATTGCACGCCTTTCCGATGCCTTCGAGAATCCAGTGGGGTGCCGCCAGCTCGACCTCAAAGACGTCCGGCTGATCTCTGACGCACTTCTCCATCCACTCGGCGGCGCTGCGGTAGTTGGCGCGGCTGGATTCATCCTTGCGGCGGTCGCGCGAGCGTTCAATCAGCACCTGGCGGGCGCGGTGAACGTCGATGAACGAGAGCTTTATCTTGCTCTCGCGTGTGTCTTTTGCCGTCCGTGCAGTTGCCATCGTGGCGGTCCTATTATCCGATTAGTCTGTATTCCCAGAGCCCGCTATTCCTATCGCCGCGGGTCCGTTTTTCAACGATGTGCGACCCGTTGCCTTCTTTCCGCAGATTCCTCAACTGTGCCGAAATCGACGCGTGCCCGTCGCCTGTCAGCAGTGCGATCTCTCCCAGCGTTCTCCATTCGCCATCGAGCATCAGGTCGCGGATTCGCTTAATCTGGCCCTTGAGTCGGCTGTAGTCGAATTCAGGCGAGTAGGTCGCGCCACTGAAGTTCAATTCCCCCTGGACCATGACTCACTCCGATTCGACAATTACGATTCCATCGTCAGTACCGCGCATCGCGAGCAGCTCGTCATACGGATATTTTCGTTCGTGGTCGTCGGCCGGGATTCGCGGAACGTCGTAGGACTCATTTCCTCCGAACTTCATGTTGTCGAGCCACGCCTGGACGGCAGACCGCGGATCGTGATTGACCAGCAGCATGTCGAGCGCCGCCAGTGCCTCCGGGCGTCCGTAGCTTTCGAGCTCCGGGAACCAGCGCAGCAGACACAGCTTGCATTCCGCGGCGGCTCGCGGCAACTGATGCGTGAAATTCTGGTCGTCCGTCATCCAATCGAGGATGGCATACAAGTCGCCGATGCCGTTGTCTCGATCATCACTGGCTTCCGTCAGTAGCCGTCCTGTCGTCACTGTGAGAACGACGCGAAGCGGGAATTGTTTGGTTTCTGTCATGGCTTACCTAAAAAAGTGAAATCTGTTTCGGTTTCTTCTCCACCGGCTTGCTCATTATCGCCAGCGCCGCACGTCCCTTCTCGGTTATCGACCAGCCGCGAAACTCGCCCGCCGGTTCGCAAACATACCCGTCGTACAGCAGGTCCAGCAGCACGTTTTCGCACAGCGCCGCGTCCTGCAATTTCAGCCCAAATTGCTCGGTGATTTGCCGGTCATTCAGGGGCCGAGATTGTTCCGACAGGTATCGGAGAATGCGGGCCGGGCTCATCCTTCAGGTCTCCGAAGCACTTTTCCACTAGCCAAATCAGGTATTCACACTCTTCCACGGAAAGGCATCGAATGTGAGAGTTCTCTCCGTATTTATTCAGGTTATTCGCGAGCCATCGGTACGCGTCTCCGCGAGACATCAGGCCAGATTTCCAGAGTCGGTCGAAAGCCTTATGCGCTTTCTTGCGTGCCCCGGCAATCTGGCTTTTCCAGTGGAAGCGGTCGCTCATCCGTTCGCTTTCTCCAGGTCATCCGCGAGACACGCGACGACCCACGATCGCAGTTCTGGCGTCAACTCGTTCAGTTTCTTCAGTGTCGTCTTGCGCAGCCGCATCGCGGATTCCTGATCGGAAATTGGCGCAACTGGAGGCATGGTGGACTTGGGCTTGTCGCTCATTCGGTTTCTCCTTCGGATGGTGGTTAAAACATTCGATCCAAAATCTCGACCAGATAGGCCGAGTTTACTTTCTCAGGGTCCTTCTCTTTCAGCTTCTCGACGAGTTGGACGAAGTACGCCACGTCCACTCCCGTCAATTGGTCTTCCAGAACCTTCAGGTCCGTCAGATTCAGCTCGTTGATCTGCATGATGATCTTCAGGATTTGACCAGCGTTCACCGTCCACTGGCGACCGATGAATTTGCGTAACCTAAAGATGCTGGCCACTGGATATTTACTGCCGACGTAACGCAGTTCCTTAGACAACAGAGATTCAAGAGCGGGCTGATGCAGAACGAGCTGGCCATCCCATGACGACCAGTAGTTCGTGCAATGCACGTAATCGTAGTTCTTGTGGATTTCATCCGGCTCTCCGTAGAATCTGAGTACGATCTGCACGCGGTTAGCCAGAGTAATTGCGTTGGTGGACATGAAGATGGGACGGAAAGGCTTGCCTTGATCTTCCGGTTCTTCGAGTGCGGCGTGTTCCGTTTCTGTATATGCCTCTTCGATCTCGCCAGGGTCTTGCATCACTTCTCCGACATAGCCAGCGGCGGCGGTTTCTTCCGGGTTTCCCTCGAAGTATTCATAGGGCTTATCTGTTCCTTGTTCGCTGGCAATGCCTGCTGACTTGATGACGATCTTGCATCGCCCTTCACCGACATTGACGAAGATTTCGCAAGGGATTCCTTTGGCGTTCTTGATCTCGAACCGCTTCACGTAGTAATGCGCCAAGTCAACTACCGTCTGGAAGTCGCGCAAATATACGTCAAAGTCATTCACCTTTTCTCGCAACAGCATGGATGCAATGCAGCCACCGGTGACAATGGTCGCTTTCTTGACGCGCTCGCGCAGTGGCTCGTCTTCAATTGAGTTCCACCACTCGTTCATCTTCTTGAAGATGACTGCTTTGATCGTCTTGCCCTTCATGGCTCGGCATCTCCTGATTCCGATTCATCGGATTTGGTGGCCTTGAGTTGATAAACTTCGTATTTCGGATAGCTCTTTTTCTTGGGGCGGTCGCGTCCGAAAAAGTTGCCGCTCTTGCAGGAAATATCCTGTCCGGTTTCCTTGACATGCTTCGCCGCCAGCTTAGAGAGCGCCGACGCCTGGGCCTCAAGCCCCACGATCTTGTCGACCCATTGCTCGGGCGTGCCTTCCGGTAGTTTGCTCTGGTCGCACAGATGGGCGGCAGGGCAACAATTGCACTTCTCGACGAGGGGCCAGGCGGCGCACTCGGCAGGGTCTTTTCCGCGTGTGTCAAAGTAGGCTTTGGCGGCATTGCGGACCCTGAACTTGATCGGATACAGGCTCTCGGCATCGAGCTTGAACAGGACTGGATACGTCAAACTGTTGAGACGAGTGTTCCACACCTTATATTCGAGGGCCTTGATCGTGGGGAACTTCTCGGAAACGAGCAGGGCGTGCAACTGAAATTGGAACGCCGATCGCACGTCTCCGTGTCGCCACAACTGCCAGCCGGATTTGAAATCGACCGCCGTCAAAACTTCAGGCGATTCCGAGTCGTGCAAAAGATCGAGTTCACTGGTTACGCGCAGCCCGAACTCTTCCAGATCATACGCCAGTTGCGACGAATGCTCGCCGCGCCCGCCGTCCCAGCAGCGGATGTTTTCCCAATGCAGCTCGTGCAAATACTTCGCGAACGCATACGCCGAACGCTCGCCGCCCTTTATGACATCCGGCTGCACGTCGGGTCGCGCCGCCGCGAGTCGTTGCAGGAACAGTTGTTTCGTGTCGTCGAACGAGACTTGCCCCCGGCTCTCGACGTAATCGCTGATGGTGTCGCTGAAGGCATCGTGGCAGCCCTGGCCGGAAGCCATCGCGAATGACGTGTTGAGCACCGCCTTGGTCTCTATGAACCTGGCCTGTCGCGGGCATTCTGCGGCAGTCTCCAGCGTGGAGCGGTCCGCGGGAGCGAGAACGTCCGGCTCTACGAACAATTCGGTTGTCATCGGCGTTCATCCTCTCGCGGCAATCCGTCTGATGTAGGTCGCGTCATGCGAACGCGGAATCTTTCCATTGCTGGTCCAAAGTGCTCGCCTCTTCGCAGCAAATACCGCGCCCGCATGACCTTCAGCGACTCCCTATCAACAACCTCGCCGCAAACGTCAAAACGATCAGGCAGAACATCATCAGGAAAGAACCCATACGGCTTTACCTCCACGGCATCTTCATATCTCCCGCCGGCGTGCGCGATGACCGGTGAATACGAGACATCGAGCATCACGCAAGATAGAATGTGCGGCGTGATGCCTTCGGACGCCAGCGAATCATCAATGTGTTTTCTTAACACGTTCAGCAAGTCGTCTTGAGTATGGCTCATGCTCCCCTCCTTCCCAATGCCTCATTCAATGCATCGTAATCCGCCACCGACCAATCGCTCGGCTTGCGAACCTGCATCTCGGGACGGTGGCAACACTCGCGGACATAGAGGAACCAGTCGGCCTCGGTCTGCGCTGCCGGGTTCTCGCACTTGCGCCAACGTTCCAACAGGGACTTGATCTGCTCTGCGGTCACACGCTCGCCGCGCGGCTGGGCGGTGGGCGCGTCCTTGTTGGCTTCGGGGCTCGGGCGCTTCTCTGGCCCGTTGTCGCCCCCTGGCTCCATATCCTGCGTGAACAGGTCGCGGAGCCCAAAGGCGTTCAAGACGGCGCACCGTTTCGCGCTGTTCTCGGCCATCTTGATCGACGAGTTTAGTCCCATGAATTTCTCGCCTTCAGTTCGGCCACCACTCCCCTCGCCGATGAACTCGCCGGTGATCTTGGAGTACAGCTTGCACCGCTTCACGATCTTTCCGGGGGCCGATCCGAGTTGCTGCCACGTATCCATGTCGGCTTCATAGGCATCGCGGACCCAGAGGGCGTCACACACAAGATCGGCGCCCGCGAGCAACAGGTTGCGCTTGGGCAGGAACTCGGCAATCGGCGTGATTGTCCATTTCTGGTTCTTGCTGCTGTACGTCTTGGACGCCTGGGCTGACTCTTCATCACAATCCTTTCCGTCCAGCAGGCACCACTTCGGAGCGAAGCCAACAGCCCAGCCGTAGTGAATGCCCTCAACCATGATGGACAGAAGCCACTTGCGGAACGCCTTTCGCCAGTCCGTGTATTCAGTCAACGCCTGAACCATGTTCGGCACGGTCATTGACATGAATCCCTTGCGGAATTCCATCAGCATTGGAGGCTGCTCCGGTGCCGGAGGTATCGCGGCAAGCGCCGTCTCGTGCGCGTCGAGTGCATTGACATAATCGCCGGCTGTCGCGGGCCGGTCCTCGGGCGTGAGCGGTATCTGGTATTCGGGTGGCTTGGGATCGAGTAATGTCGTTTGGCGTGTCATCGCAGAAACCTCGCAGCAAGTTTCCTAATTTCCTGGTCCCGTCCCGAATATTTCCGCAGCACGTCATCGCAGTTCGGTCGCCTACGAAAGCCGTCGAGAACTTCATCGAGCTCGGCCTCCGTCAGCGCCCGCGGATCGCACGGGCACCATGCCAGAAATTCTTCGGCCTGCCCCTGGCAATCTCTGCCAATGAACCCATGCCCGAACGCCGTTTCCGTCACGCTGTCATACAGCACGGAACGCGAGTTATCGGGGTCGGTTAGTATCCAGGTGCTCATGGTTTATCCCTCTCATATTCCATCTTCTGAATCTGCCAATCCTCCAGCCAATCCCTTCGCCCGACGTTGACTCGGGAGTATCGACGCGGCTTATCCGGTTCTTCATCGCGGGCATCGTCGTCGTCTTCGTCTTGTTCGTCACCCATCACGACTCGACTCCCTGCAAAAGCCTCTCTGCATACCCGCTCTCCAGCAGCACGCCGAAAATCCTCAAAAGCTCGTCGTCCGTGTCAGCCCAGACATACGTTCCGCCGACTTCGTGGACGTCGATTTGCAATCCCCAGCCCCAGCGACGGCGCGTGACCTTGACGAAGCCCACAGCCTCGTCGCCATAAAACAGCCGTGCATCCTCGCGCAGATGGCGGCGCAGCAGTCCGCGAACCGCATCAGCCACTTCGCAGGTTTCCAGTGATGGGTATTTCACGGTCGGTTTCCTTTCTGCGAAGACCATCGCGATTGACGACAGGATGCCGGCGATAAGCCAGCCGAGGGCGGATGCAGCGGTCATGCGAATACAAAATTGCGTTGACTCTCGAATGGACTCTGTGGTGCCGGCAGCCGCTCTGTTTTCATCAGGAACGCCAGTAATCCTCCTTCAGTTTTTCCGTCCGGCTCAAACCCCGCCTTGATCCACGAATATCGCCACGTCGGCTTGCCGCGCCGCATCATCGGCTTAACATTTTCTGGGTCGATGAAAGTGACCATTCCGAATGCTGTTGGCTGTTTCCATTTCCAGACCGTCGCTGCGACAGCCTGCTCGATCTCTTGGCTCGCGCAGCCGTTGCCCTCTTTGCGATAGCAACCGCAAACCCAAGCGCCGGGCCAGCGATGCTTGACGTACTCTCCGAACGGCCACGACGAAACCCATAGCGATGTTCGGTCTCGACTCAACAATACAAAGCAGCGACCTGGCGGCACGAATTGCGGCGTTCCGGGCTTCTGCCTGTTGTAGTGACGATCAGCAAGCGGCAACGCTCGTTTGTCGGCACGATGAGAACCAGTCCAGATCACTATTCCCCGACCGCCTTTCCAATCGCGGACCGCAGAATCCGCTGAATCGTGACCGACTCAAATCCTGGTGGTTCCTCGTGATCTTCCATCCATTCAAGTGCCTCCATGCAAGCGTGCAGGAGATCCGGCGAGGCCGTCATCAACACCGCATTGGACAGCAATTCTGCCTCTTTGCCAGTTCGTGCATCCAGTGCGTACTGGCCATCGACATAGACGCACGCATGTCCTACTTCGCGACCGCACGATCCCGGAAACGGACCTATCTTGTGGCAGATTCCGATCTGTGTTTTGACCGTTTCTAGGGTCCACGGCCGAGGAGTGTGAGCGACGTGTCGTTCGTTGATTTCGTTTGCCATTTCTCCCGTCCCTTCTCTGCCGCCTCTGGATACTGTTCAGTGAACCACGCCACGCACTCATCAACCGTCCCGCCTGAATTCGCACACCAATAGAAACCGCAACTGCGGCAGGTCAGATCAATTCACCTATCGAATGGCGGATAGCTGCCGTTCGGGTGGTCGCCGATTGCGTTTGGATCTCCGCAGACTGGACATTCTTCTCGCCAAGACATGATTTGGCTTCCCCTTCCTTGCGCGCCGTCAACTCGGCACGCCTGATCTCGACGTCGCCGGGCGCCGAGATGCCAAGTTGCACGCGGTTGCCTTTGATCGCGAGCACGCGGACCTCGATGTTGTCGATCACGATTGACTCATTCCGTTTTCTGCTGAGTACGAGCACGATTGCGATTCCTTTCGCTGGTGGGGTTCAATTCTGTTCATTCCGGCAGCACAGCCGGACGGGTTTCATAACTCCAATATGCATATGTCTGCCGACGAGCTTCGACGCAGGCGGTTCACCATGCTCGACAGCGATTGCCTCACAACGGGCACACAACAGTCGGTCTTTCGGCGGCTTGTCGGTGGGGCTGACGCCTTCGCCGTTCGTCATGTTGTTGCACCAGCATTCGATAGCGTCGTGGCTCACTTTGCCGCCGTTTATGATCGTGCAGCCGGACTTGATACGGTGAATCAGGACTCCGCGAGGATTGACGTTGAACGGCAGCGTGTGCGTCCACATCCTTGTCTTTGAGTATTCGCTTTCGCGATGTTCCAGGTGCCGCCTGATCGGATGACATTTGACTTTCATGGGTAACTCCGTTTCAAACCAGCCGCTGCCGGCAAAGCACCGGACAGCGGCCGTCTCTTTCGCCGGGGCGCTGTTAAACCCCGACGGATACCTGCGGCGACACACCGCAGACGCCTCAAATTCCTATGGACGACCTCGAAACGCTGGGCACTGCACGCCGCCAGAGCCGCCGAGCAGCGCCTCGATGTTCGCCAATTCGGCGTCGATCGCTGCCTGCAACTGTCCCGGAAACGGGGTCAGCTCGAATTGCTGTTCCGCGAGATGGATCTCAACGTCGCAAACGATCTGCCGCGTCTCAATCAGTCCAGGATCGTCGAACACGCGCATCGACAGGATGATCGAATCCGGGCAATCGCCGCGATCTTTCGACTTGACCTGTTCCTCGATATCGCGCCCGAACGACGACCGATCCTTTGTGATCGTGCCAACGGAGCTCCCCTTGCTTCCGAACTCGCAGTCGCTCACCCAATCCAGGAGCAAGTTATTCGGAGTGCAACCGGCGAAATCGACGCGAAGCAGCCTGCGGAACTTGACCTGCGCGAACCGCTCTTTCGATTCCGCGATTTGCGACAGGCGAGCGAACTGTGGGCTGTGCGTGAACGTCGCGACGGCGATGTCACGGCGAGTCGAATCGTCGAGCACCACCACAACGCCGCACTCGTCGAACCAGACGACCGAATCATCCATGTTTCCCTTCGTATTGGCATAGGCGATAGCCTCTACCAGTCCGCTCAGGCGATGGGCTCGCGGCGCGGCAACGGCTTCGTGACGGCTGAAAGTACCGTCGGCTCTGACTGCGGCATAAACGTGCGGCGGTTCGCCTGGCAGCTTGACGAACGCGACCTTGTTTTGCGAATCGCTCGCCTTGACGGCCGTGTCTTGAATCAGCTTCAACGTGTCGCTCTGAAGTCCTTCCATTATGCTCTCCTGGGATTGATTGACTGGAATCTTGGATTACTCGCCCATCGGCAGTGACGGCTGGTCGATGTCTGCCGGGTTATCGACATTAAAGAACAGCCCCTTCTTCTTGGCGTCGACGCCGAGCTTGTAGGTCGCGCTGGCGTGGTCAGGCACTTTTGAGCGGGCCTTTAGCGTCATGTTAACGGCATCGCATTCACGCGAGTCCGGGTCCAGGATCGGCTCGAATTCGATCTCTAAGACGACCTTGCGGAGCGTCTTGTCGGCGGGACGGTTCAGGCAGTCCTGCCGTGCGCGATCGACGTGGTATTGAAAGACGCCCTCGACGCGCGGGTCGATGTCCTTAATGGTGTCGAGCCTCAGTGTTTCCGTGACGACTGGCATTGCCGTGATTCCTTTCATGTTAAAGACAAAAAGTTGCTGCGGGCCGGGGTAACAACTTCCGGCGTCAAGTTACAAACACGTTGCAGGCACCCTCCCGTGTCAGATGGAATTCGTGATGCCTTGCAGCCGCAGCAATACGAAACCCGCCCTTGATGCACGTCAGCCGAAGCGAGCGGTGCGGCGGGTGTGTTGTGTATCATTCGGCCTCCACGAGCTTGCCGTTCTCGATCCGATACCATGTATCTGCTTCAATGCCGTCTTCTCCGACGTAGCCAGTGACAACGCGGTTTCGTGCGCCATCATTCCAGCAGAGAGCGAAGCATCCGTTGTCTCCAGCTTTAGCTCGGCCACCAATCCCGGCCACCATCGCGACTGTGTCTTTGCCTTCCGCACCTGCCGTGCTGGAGTTGCCGGCCGATGCCGCCCTGCTGGAGTCGCCCGACGATGCCGCCCTGCTGGAGTTGCCGGCCGATGCCGCCGTGCTGGAGTTGCCGGCCGATGCCGCCCTGCTGGAGTAGCCGGCCGATGCCGCCGTGCTGGAGTGGCCGGCCGATGCCGCCCTGCTGGAGTCGCCCGACGATGCCGCCGTGCTGGAGTGGCCGGCCGATGCCGCCGTGCTGGAGTGGCCGGCCGATGCCGCCCTGCTGGAGTCGCCCGACGATGCCGCCGTGCTGGAGTTGCCGGCCGATGCCGCCGTGCTGGAGTTGCCGGCCGATGCCGCCCTGCTGGAGTTGCCGGCCGATGCCGCCCTGCTGGAGTAGCCGGCCGATGCCGCCCTGCTGGAGTGGCCGGCCGATGCCGCCCTGCTGGAGTGGCCGGCCGATGCCGCCGTGCTGGAGTTGCCTTCGGAAACCTGTGCTTTTGCATCAGCAGCCACGTCCGCAATCACCATCTTCATGAAACTTGCGAGCGGTATTTCTTCAAGGATGCGAATCGTCTGTGCTGCGTGCTTGCTGTCGTCGCTATGCGGAACAACGAGTCCCGATAACTCGACCAGCGCGAAACGCGCAAATGCCGGCCCATAATACGACCAAATGTCGGACGGTCGAGTGCAGGCGTGGAAACCCGATTGACAGGGGATCACTTCTCCGTCGTGTGTGTATGTTCTGCCGATTTCAAACTGGAATCCAAGGCAGCGAAAGTGCTCGTCGAAGCCCTTATAGGCAGTGATGACTTTGGGCGGTTCTGGCACGGCAGCCGTCACAGGCCTACTCTCTGGTTTCTTGCGGTCGGCGGGCTTGCGTTTCTTGGGCTTCGGTTTCGTCTTAGCGGTCATCGTGTCCCCCTTCCGTGGCTTTCGCGATTGCGGCACGGACGAGCAGGAACAACGAGTCCCGAGGAATCCCGTTCTCGCCGATATGGTCGCCGCTCAAGACGGCTTGGCACGCTTGCAGAAGGTCCGGTGCGGCGGCGATCAGCTTGGCATTGGCCAGCAATTCCGCTTCCTTCCCGGTTCTTGCATCCGGCGCATGCTGCCCATCGACATAAACGCAGGCGTATCCGACATCGCGTCCGCACGACCCCGGAAATGGACCAATCTTGTGGCAGTGACCGACCTGCGTCTTGACCGTTTCCAGAGTCCACGGCCCAGGCGTGTGCTTCGTGTTCATGGCTCACCCCAATCTCGAAAATGGCAATCAACCCCGCAGCGAATTCCACCGCAGCGGGTACGCGCGCATCCCTGCCGTCCGGCGCCTCCGCGCCAGTCCTGACAACACTCGTTGATGCCCCTGTCCGTCCTGACATGAAAGAATCGCCTCCGGTGCCATGGCGCATCGTCGCGCCATGTTTGCCACAGTCCTAAACTTCTGTCGTGCTGCACGCTTCGACGCCGATAGCCTTCGCTATCTCGCGCACTTCCGTCAATCGAATCATGCGGTCGAGTAATTTGACTGCCGAATCTTGCAGCCGAGATATAGACGGATTCAATGCATCCCGTGCGGCAGCCCCTGCGGCAGCCCCTGCGGCAGCCCCTGCGGCATCCCGTGCGGCAGCCCGTGCGGCAGCCCATGCGGCAGCCCATGCGGCATCCCGTGCGGCATCCCCTGCGGCAGCCCATGCGGAATCCCGTGCGACATCCCGTGCGGCAGCCCGTGCGGCAGCCCCTGCGGCATCCCGTGCGGCATCCCATGCGGCATCCCGTGCGACAGCCCATGCGGCAGCCCATGCGGCAGCCCATGCGGCATCCCGTGCGGCATCCCGTGCGGCACTTATAACCGGAACAGTCACGTCGAAGTTCGATTCATTGATCTCCGGCAATCCCCGGAGAATCGTCGCGTGCTGCTTCAGCGCCGGAGACAACGAAAGAAATTCGGCGGCACACTCTCGCACGAGCCAATCGAATGCCATCCACGACCGCTGCAATTCGATTTCGGCACTCGCCCGCGTGCCTGGCAGTCGATAGACAAATTGCTGCAACAGTCGATCGCGGTCCTTGTCCGTCGGCAGCGCGTCATTCCACGATCGGCAGAATGCGCCGATTACCGGGCAAATGCATGGTGCAGAATCGCTGAACGCGGACCCCGAAATCATGGCCGCCGCTTCCATCACACACGTCCCGTCATCTGGCGATCTATGGGAACCACCAGACAGTCGAAATGTCCTCAGCTCGTCCATGCTTTTGCTCCTTGTTGATTTGCCACAGTCCTGTTGAGTCCCGATCGTCGCCGAGAGCAATCGCAAGTTGCCGACCGGGCCAACAATCGGCAATCGGTCATGCTCTCGGCGACGACGGGGACTCTTCGGCTCGCCCCGTATCGCGCCGCACGTTACGGCGCTCGCGGGATAGAGCCACCATCAGCACGTTGCTGAATAGTGCCGGCAGGAATTGCACCTACGACCTCCAGGTTATGAGCCTGGCGAGCTACTACTGCTCCACGGCACGTCAAACGCTTCTCGCGCTGGTCGGGCAGAGGCCCAATAAACAGCGAGTCTCAAACGCAAAAACCGTCAACCGGGGGTCTAATTCCAATCGACGGTTCGTAAGTTACCGTTGCGGTAACAATCTGTCAAATCAATTTACCGCACTGCACTCGTTATTTCGCAGAACCGTTTCAGCGATTTGACGCAAGTCCTTTTCGGACAAGAACCAATCACGCGCCAACTTTTTTCCGAATTTTCTTGGAGAGCGGTGTCCGCGGCAAATTTGGCGTACTCGCCCCTGCGTAATTCCGAGTCGTTCTGCTGCTTCTGTTGTGGAAATCATGGCGTTTTTCGCTTTCATGGGTTGCCTTTCATGTTATCGGTTCGGTAACTTAATGCAATACTAAAAAGCTCGCCCTTGAGGTTAGACCCGGCAGAGACTCGCGTAAGCGATGCCAGCAACAAGGGCGAGCGGCTCAACTGCTAAGTGATCGAATTGCTTCCTTGACGATTCCGACAGCGAAATTTCCAACGAACCAGCCGGCGGGGGCCGAGATGATGCCAGCGACGAACATTCCGAGCTTCGTCGGCCAGTCTTCCCGATGGGACTTGTTAATGGCGCATTCGAGGAGCGCCAGCGTACTCGCTGCGATCAAGACGATTCCGCCGAGAACCCAAGTCAAGGAAATAACTGCGACGGTCGACCCGAGAGAGAGTTTTGCGACATCCCACATGGCACTTCCTCGCTTGAAGTTGAGATTTATGAAACTCAACTCCCGAAAACACCACATAATAATTTACTAATGGCGGGGACAGGCATTGTCGGCCACTGCAAATAAGATCGCAAGTCTGCGCAGAGTTTGCGGGCGGAATCAATAGATGAACATGGGCGCCTGATTGGTTTCAGCTATTGCGAATTGTTACTTCGACGTTGAAATAAACAGGATAGGGAGTGAGGAGCGCGGAGGCGTATTCACACGGATGGCTCATTAAAATGGGGAGCCACCATGCACACTGTAAAGACGGTCCTCGATGAAACCCTGCGTAGTCATTTCGACGTTCTCTACCGCCCAAAAAAGCTGTTCGGCAAGAGCCCTGAAACGGTCCGGCTCTACGGGTACACGTTCCGTTATTTCGCCGATTTTCTCGGGCGCGAGCCGACGCTTGCGGACCTGACCGACGAATCGGTTATGGCCCTGATGGAGTGGATTCGCGCGAAGCAACTGAGCCTGCGAACGGCGAACAAGACGCGCGACCAACTCTGCGCCCTCTGGTCGTTCTTGGCGCGCAAGGGACTGGTCAAGACATACCCAGAGGTGCCGAGCTTTCCTGAGCCTGAGCGGTCCCCGACCGCATGGACGCAATCACAGATCCGTCTGCTGTGGGAATGCTGCGCAGCGCAAGGCGGCTACGTCGGCGGGATTCCTGCCGGGCTTTACTGGCTGACGCTGCATTCGGTCGCGTGGGATTCTCTCGAACGGATTGGGGCGGTCAAGCAACTTTTGAAAACTGACCTGCAAATGGACTGGACCTGGCTGCACTTCCGCGCCGAGACGCGCAAAGGGCGCCGGAAGGATTTCACCACGCGCATTCACGCGAGCACTACGCTGCTGTTGAATCGCCTATGCGCGTGCCAGCCGGAAGAACGGTTGATTTTCCCCTGGCCGTACCATCCGAGCTACTTCTGGATCAAGTATCGGACGATGCGCGAGCGGGCCGGGCTGCCGACGGACCGGGAGCACAGCTTTCACTGCATCCGCAAGACCGGGGCCTCGTTCGCGGAAGCGGCCGGTGCCGATGCGTCAAAGCTCCTGGGGCATTCAAGCCGGGCGGTGACGGAGCGGCACTACATCGACGTCACGGTGGCGCAGCGTCCGCAGGCGATGGACTTCCTGTTCCGTCCCAACGATTCCGAGCCAGAGCCGCCTCGGGCTGCGTAGGAAAGCGAAACGCAGGCCATTGCTGACCGGCGCTCTCCCGGCAATCCCCTGCCGGCGGGTGGGGTTAGTCGGTCCATCGCACGGTGCATTCGACCCGCAGTTCGCCACTGCGGCCAGTCGACAGCGATTACTCGTCGGCGATTCGCAAAATTACCTGCGTGCAATCACCCATGTCGCGAATTGCATCGCACAACTCTTGGGGACTGAGCCCGTCCCCCCGTGCGGTCAGGTCTCGCACTTCGGCATGTCCGGGATAGCTCGTCAATCCGAACAGATCGACGTCGCAAACGCTGGTTCCCTGCACAGTATTCTCGACTACGAAATCCGCGTCCTTCGCGATGAAGAGCGACCAATCGGGAGTCCGTTCCTGCTGCGACAGGCCAGCAAACCAACCGATTTCGTCCATCGACTCCGCGAGGAACTCCGTGTCTGGGGGCTGCAACTCAAATTCATGATCGGCCAGCCATTCCCGCAAAGTTCCTTGAGTTTTCGTTTCCATTATTTTTCTCCTGACCCCGCCGGGTTGCCGGGTTGCCGGGTTGTGGATGGCGGGAGTGGGTTAGTCGACCAGTTCGTCAACGTACCGCATGGCCTCGCGTGCGGTCCTGAATGTCGGTCGTATTCGCTCGCCGGAAGAGTGGTATAGGAAATAGACGTGCCACCCGTCTCGCTCGCGAACCACGTCCCAATAGAGGCACATCCAATATCCCTTTCCCGGTTTGTGCCAATGATTCATCATGGCCGGCAATCCTCTGGATGTCTGACCAGATGCAATGCCTCGCGTGCCAGCTTTAGGACGTTCCCAAGTTTCTCGGAATCGGTTCCGGGGGCGTCAAGCCAATACTGGACTTCGTGTTTATGTGCCTGATGGCAGATGTCAGACAGCAGTTGTTCGAGCACTTCTTTTGGCTCGACAGTTTTCTTCGTCGCAGTAGTCGCCATCTCTCACTCTCCAATCAGTTGTCAGGTGGGGTTGGTGGTTATGTCAATTGGGCCGCGGAGCCTGCCGGGTACAGGGGAGATACCGCTAGTTGCCGAACGCACCCACAATGTATCTACACTTCGCGGCCATCTCTGCATCTTTCGGGTGGCCGCGGCCAAGCTCCCAGTCCTCGGCGCAGAGAATCCATTGTGAATATGTAAACCCGTCGAGGAGCGTGTATCCCATACCGGGAAATTTGGAACCACCTGGATACATTAGACCCCGCAATGATTGCAGCGGCATCCTCGACAGTTGCTCGATTGTCCTCATGATTCGAGGCACTCGATTTCGTCGGCGGTCATGTCGCTGCCAACCGGCAGCGTGTCAAGGTCGTCCTGCGTCGGGCAGCGCACTGGCTCTCCGGCGCGATAAACCATGCTAATCGAGCCGTCTGAGCTGAATCGGATTTCTTCTTCGCGTTGTGCCGGCAGGGCGCGGGCCGCATTGGTCTCTTTGGCCTTCACGTCGTATTTAGCCATGATTTTTTTACCCGACTTTTACGGCCTGGGTCCGGCCGGGTCACTCCGACATTGCCGAGTCGGCCGGTTGCGGCGTTGTGCCGCGTCGCATGATTACGCACGAGCGAAGCAACCTGAGAGCCTGACTGAGTAGCTGTGCCGGTACTCGACTCGCGAGCCGCAACCCGTGTCTACCTGCGAGCGAATCGCAGCGGTCAACAGGTGTACCCTAAGCTCGTCTGTGCTGCCGGTCGTGGCATCCGTCAGGTTCAGGTTGGTTCGTTCGTGCGTCATGTCCCAATTTTACCAACATCGGCAATTATGTCAACCGGAAAACACACAAAATTCAAAGATTTTTCCAAAATCGTCATTTTCCGCAGATAATTGCAGCCTTTTCGAGTGCCGCCAGCCTGACGAAAGTGGACAATTCGCGAGAATCAGCCTTTGCCGCAGCTTCGATCCTCTCACGTTCTTCGTCGGTCAGACGCAAGGCCAGCCGGTCATTGCGTGGACCATCTTCGGAAATCGGACGGCCGCGTTTGCGGCGAGATTGGCGGGGTTGATGTTTTTTGGGTGGCATATGGAATCCCTTCTGATTTTGCATGACGATAAACACACGAAATCAGTATCGTCCCCGAACGTGAGAAAGTCAAGCCCCTTCTAGATTCGACAACACGCCTGCCAGACGGATAGAATCGACACACGAAAGGATGCACAATGCCAGAGCACGAATTCGATTCATCCATGACCTGCAGCTACTGCGGTGTTTCGGAGTTTGGCACGAAACGCGGTGAACAATGTCCATCGCGCACTCCGGCGGCGATATCTGCCGAACGAGAGCGAAAAATCCGAGAGCGATTGCAGGAAGACGCCGAAGCCGAGATCGCTCGCGGACAGGGCGCAATGGCCTTCTTGCTTGGATTTCCTGATAAGCCGTCAACTATCGGGGCGGGCGAGCGGTATGGCGTGTACTGGGCATCTGGCTATCAGGGAGCTAGACTGCGGTTGCACGATGAACTGAAGTCTGCCGCAAATCATTGACGCCTCGCAGCTAGCACGCTCGCCGGGCAGTGCGTAGAATTCTGGAATCATGGGAATCTGCTGGTACTGCTATTGGGGTTGGCCGAAGGCTGTTGCCGATATCTATCTCGAAGCTCTTGCGGCGCTCAACGGCGACGAAACGCTTCTCAAATTCGGCCCTGCACACATCGTTTGGTCCGACGAGAATTTCGACGGCGCCCAATGGTGCCTGGACCACTTCGACGAATACCGCCGCGAAGAATACAGCGATGCCGAACATGAAATAGTTCGCGAGTCTCTGCGAAAGCTGCTGCTTGTGCCGGAAGAACTCCGCGATTGCGTGCCGCATGATTACGACGACGAACACCCGGAGAACTTTCCGCCTCCGGCGGGAGTCGAGGTCATTCGCAAGGAATCATTCTGAACATGACCGAATTGCAAAAAGACTCGTCCATCCCTATCGACGGCATCCACAGCGCTCCAGTTGCGCCCATCGACATCAAGAAGGGCGACACGCTCAGGATGACTGTCGCAGGCGGCGAACCGCAGAAGATCCTGTCGATCGAGCGCGATGGGGAAGTGATCTGGCGGGAATCAGAAGACGCTTGACGCGAGCCGTGGCGCCGGGGCAGAATGCGGGGCATGAAGCTCGACCGCTGCTATTGTCAGCATTGCAAATCCGAAGGCCCGGCGCTGGGTAAAGGGCTCGTCTGGAACTGCACTAAATGCGGATCGCAGACTAAGCCGCCGGAATCTGCAATCACGGCGTATTGGATCGTGCTGGCGATTATTGCCGGGGCGATGGTTGTGTGGCTGGTAAAGTGGTGGCTGGGATGATTGCCAGCCGTTATTGCCGATCCTGTGGCCAACAGCGGGCCGCAGAATGGAGCGGCCCGAACCACGGCAAGCATTTCGTGCTGACGCTCGTCACCGCCGGGCTGTGGCTCTGGATCTGGCTGCCGCTCGCTTTGTTCGGCGGAAAGTGGATCTGCCGAGAATGCGGATCGACTTGCCGAGAAACATCAAGGACGACGCTCGCGGGATCTCTGGCGAAGCTGGCTTTTTGGTTGTTCGCGCTGGCGTTTTTCGCATGTGCGGCGTGGCTGGCCTGGAAAGTTAATCACGGGGGCTGAGCGTCACTTCCCGGCGGACATGCCGCGCTGGGCGAAGTTCAGCACGTTAAGCCGCTTTGTGATTCAGCATCATCGCCACAATAATACACACCCCCAGCCCGCACGCTTCCGCAAAGAACAGTTCGTCGACTTCTCGCGGCAACAAAAGGCGAGCCGCGAGAATCGCGCCAGTCAGCGCAGGATACCATGCCCGCAGGGCCTGTCTCGTCGTTGGCCACTTCATTTGGCCACCAGAGATTGAACAAGAGTCGATTCCTTAACCTGCTTCGACGTGCGATCGTAGAACGTGACCTTGATCTGGATGGCACCCAGAGGAATTGGCCCGTCGTCTGAATTCGGCCAGCCGATTTCAGAGGCGTTATCGGTTATCCCGTCGAGGTCGTCATCGATGTTGGCATTTCCGGGTCTTTTGTCCAGTCCGAAGCTGAACGGCCGGAATGGCGGGCAATCGCGAATGCCGTCGTTGTCGTGATCGAGCATCGGGTTCCAGGTCTCGTACCGATTCACGTTCGCCGCTGCGTTCTGGTAGCGTGGATTTGGATAAGAGTATGCGTTCAGCGTCGAAAGCAGCGTCGGGGCCGACGGCACGTTTTGGTACTTCATCGTGACTGGCACATTCGATGGACCAGCAGTGCGCCCGGTCCCTGCATTCGGCCCAGCGCAATAAAATCCGGTCAATCCGAGATGCCCGATATCGCGAAAGTCGCCATCGTCAGAATTTGGCCAGCCAAGTTCGGAGTTGTCATCAATCGTTCCGTTGTTGTCGTCGTCAATGCCGGCAATGCCCGGTGCCTCATCTGGACCTGGCGAACCTGCGGGATCGAAAACCTTGATGTCGAATTTCAGGACGTTCGTCATCAGTACGTCTTCTCCGCCGCGTGGTCCTATGAAGTTGCTCACCAGTCCGGTCGTCGTATTGAAGTTCAGGAACGTGTTGTTGTTGGTCGGGTCGGTCGAGACATTTCCGGGATAGCCGAAGTTTACGGCAGACGTTTCCGCGTGCGTGAACCGGCCAATGAAAAACGTTGAGCTGGCCGGGGTTCCGGCCGGACCAGTCGAGATGAATTCTCGCGGCAGCCCGTAGGTCGGCCCCGGAACGGGATTGCCGCCAACAGTCACGATCGACGAATCGAATCCGAAGCGATACGCAGGATTTCCCAGTACGAATGGATTTATAACTGTTGTCGTCGCGCTCAGGCTGTTTGTCTGCGTGCCTACACCATGAAATCGCATCATGGACGTGCGCCCGTCGAAGTAAGCCGAGTAATCGAAGTCTGTCAAGAAATTGCGAGTGCCGTTCGTGTACGTCGCTAGACTCAATGCGGCTGATGGCGCTGGAGGAATCAGACCGTCAGTCGTTGGCGTTCCGTCAACAGGGTTTGGCGTGACGTTCGGCTGGCGAATGAGGACGACACGACGATACAGCGTGCCTCGCCGTAGGAAATAGCAGACTTCGGCATACTGCGAATCACCTACTCCGTTCGGCATGCCCTGAAGGTCGTCGAACTCCGGTTGGTTCGGATAATACTGCTGACCGTTGCCGGGCGAATTTGCCGATTGAAGCGTGCCAGCGCCTGGAGTCGGATATGGCGACGCGCCGGGGGTTGGATTGCCGGGACCGAAGCTACCGGAACTATCTGGAAAAACCGTTGCGGCTTTGCCGAAATAGGCTTCAGACGATCCGGCCGGAAACCGGACGGTCATCGCGAGCACGTCATCGGTATCGTCATTCGGGTCGTTCTCGGAAATGTAGAAGTAACCGTCGCGATTCGTGAACGGAGTTGGCAGGCCGTCAATTTCGTCTGGTCCGAACGGGATCATATTCCGAAACGTGCGGTACGGTCTCGTCAAGTCGTTCTTGTCCTGCGTGTTGCTGTTAAGGTCGTTGCGCAGTCGAGTCAGCACCAGCCGCACACGCTGGTCATTCTCGGCCAGCCCCTTCTGTGTCGACATGGCGTTTGTGGCCATTTGAAAGATCGTGGCAAACAGCGTCATCATCAGTATGACCAGCGCTACGGCGACGAGCATTTCGACTAGCGTGAAGCCGGCGCGGCGTTGACCGACCGCTTCCTCAAGTGATTCGATATGCCGTCGCTTTAATTCCAGCCGCGTTTCATACGACATGCTCGATTGCGGTATACGAAGAAATCGCAGATATGCCTCGACTCGCTCGCGTAGCGTCGTGTCGCCAACATCGTCCGCTTCTCGTTCCGTCATTCGATTCATTGCGATCATGTGGCACCTGTAAAAGTAAATGCCGGCGCAAAACTTGGAAGAGTCTCGCGCCGGCAAGTTGGGGCCGGTAAAGGCCCGCTCGTTTGGCATGCGTCTTCCACCGCACGCCGGTCTAAACGCTAGGATACCGCCAGTGGTTCACGAATCGCAAGCATTTCTTTTCCGTAAGGCTTCAATCCGCATTTTTCCAGCGATTTTCGCCAGTGTTTCAGTGATAGCGTGATGTTGTCTCGCCAAAAATCCAAGTTATATAGATGGGCCGTGTTCGCATTGTCATAGAACAGACAGCCCGATTCCTCAACCGGCACGATTCCCGGCCACGCCTCGACCCCCATGAAATCCTGGTTTATGTTGCGCCAGTCAAGTTCCCCGAAGATCCGCGAATTCCGAAACGTGAACCACGTCCCGGCATAGTGCCAGTTGTGATAACCGGGGAACGACCAGAGCCCATGACTGCGAAAGGCGCCCACGATGTTCTTGCCGCTGGCGAAAAGGCATTCGAGCAACTGCGGATAGTCAAGATTTGCCGCTGCCATGCCGTCGCACCAAAGATGCGAGGCGTGCCCGTCTGGTTGCGTTGCCCCCTTGCAATGCACGTAGGTCGTGAACTCGTCTGGATCGCGAGACTCGACGCGCTCCAGCATTGGCACGAACGACGCGACCTCCTGCAACGGCCGGTCGTTCGGCTTGATGATGATTTCGCAATCCGCTGGCCATTCTCTCGCCACTTCAGCCGGGGCGCTGCAACATTCGTCATGCGCGATTGTGATGATCTTGCGGCCGGTGAATTGACCCCAAGCCCGCTCCAGATGGCGCAGGGTTCGCCGCCACTTGCCGGATTTGCGTGGGTAGCAATGCACGATCAGGTTGCGGATCACTGTCCAACCCTCCGCAGAACGGTCAGCCCGTGGCTGTTTCGGTACTCGGCCACGATCCGCCATTCGGAATGCGCCGCAAGAAACTGGTTGATTGCCGGCGCGAGCCCCCGGCCGCCGTCTTCCCCTACGTCACCGAACGTCACGGTATCATGCAGCACGATCCAACGTCTGACATTCACGGAGTGCCGTTCAAGTTCTGCTGACAACTGCGCGAACGTGTGCAAGCTGTCGATTAAAAGCAGATCGGTCGGCACGATGTCGATTGTCAGCGTGTCTGCCTGATGAATGTCGAACAGAGTTTTTCCGGCGAACGGCTTTAGTGCTTCAGCCGCTGGCGACGGGGCAATATCGAACGTCTCCAACGTGTCAGGCTGCGCCGCCAGGAATGCGGTAGTCGAAACGGCGTGGCTCGTTCCAAACTCTGTCACATTTTCGCATTCGCTGGCCAGCAGCCGCAACGTCGGACAGTGTTCACCGATGTTCGGACCGGAGCGCCAGGCTTTGAAGTAGAGGTCTTCGATGCTCATTGAACCAGCTCCACGCGACAGCCAGGGCAGCGTTGTCGAATGATGTCAGCCTGTTGCGGCACGTCTTCGTAGAATTCGGTCACGCCCAGCAGGTTTATCATCATGGCCTTCCACTCGCCGGCGGATTGATGATCTCCGTCAACGCCGTTCGGCCGGCAGTAAACCGCTGAACAGATTCCGACTTCAATCAGAGTTCTCGGGAATTCGTGAATCCGCCGGCCCGTGATGACCACGTAGGGATGAACCGGCTGCACCTTTCGGGGCACGAGTACGCCGTCAACATCATAACCGCGAAGAATGCTCATCGTCGCCACCATAGCCACGATAGAATTTTGTTCAGAAAAATACGCCACCGCGGAACTTCACAGCCTCCTTTACGTGGCTGTCAATATCGAATCGTGCGAATCATTTTTTTCTCCACGGCCAGCAAATCGGCCAAAGCGGGAATCGAGAGTTGAGCCGCGCCTTGCGGGAATTGCAGGTAGAGCACGGCACAATGCGGCCAAACGTCACGATGCGAATCAGCCACGCGAGTAAATCGCCAAGGCCGATCTTGAATTGCGGAATGTGGCCTTCCTCGTGATAACACGGCGACTTGCCTTGCTCGTACCCGAGGTAGTAGTCAAGTCTCGTTTTGCAGAGATGGAAGTAGTGTTCATTTTTTGGGCATCCTGGATGCCGGGAACACGCAAAGGGGAATTCAGTCGGCACGCATTCGCATGGCGAACCTTCGTCGAGGGAAGCCGCTTTAATTATTTTGTCGCAGCAGCTCATAGTGTGATCGTGACCGTTAGGCTCTTGCCAGTGCATGTATCGATGCCGGTAATGGCAATCGAAAATGGAACACATTGCACGACGATTGTTGCAGCGACCGAGGGAGAAAATGTCGTTCCGTTGCTGCAAAAATCTACCGGATCGAGTCCGCATGTGCCTGCTTGATTCTCGAAGAAAAAAGTGTAACAGAATCCATCAGTGCACGTGTTGCCGACGGTGACACACGGCTTATCGCATTCAAAATGAACCGGAAAAGTCGCGTGGCTCACCGAGTCCGTAAATAAACCCGACCAACCACCAAATGCGCGAGTAAGTACGACTGTGGCGTTTCCGCCGGTAAAGTTATGCGTTGTTGCCGCCGGCCCAGAAGCAGTGGCGTGCAAATTCGACGTTCCGAGTCCGCAGCACGCAATTGGCGCTGACGGCGGCGAGGACGGGGCGGAGCAGCACTGGCAATTCCTGACAAACGACGTGCCCTTCCCCCACTGCGGAGGCCACGGCAAACCGAGCCATCTGGATAACGCTAGGCTGGGCACGTATCGGTCTCCACGGCGAACCAGTTGACGCCCGAATTGGTTTTCGAGATCCAGCATTCCACCATTGCGTTCGCTGCAATCGCGCCGAATCGGGCGAGCACGCTGCCCATCGTGACGCTCGAATCCGTTTCGCTGCCGAATGTTCCGGTGAAAATGTTGATCGTTCCCGTGCTGCCCTTAGCAATTTGAGAGCCAGCATTTTTTCCGTAGAAGTGATCCATTGAAACAGCCTCGACCAGCGCATAATGATTCGTCGAATCATAAACGTCGATGATCCGGAACCCGCCGGTGTTTTTCTTCAGCAGATATGTCCCTGACCTCGGCCCCCAGGCATCCCCAGCAGCCGGCGTGCCGTCAGAATTGTCATACGCCGCGATAAACCGATTCGGCCCCCAGGGGCCGATCCCCTGCGCAGCGCCGCCCTTGCCGTGCGTCACGCCATCCTCGTTAGCAATCAGGAAGTTCGTCTGGCAACCGTAGGTATCCGGGCGCTTGCCGTTGATGATGAGTCCCGAACTGGTCGAGTGCGTGCCGTTGTGGAGCATGATGCCGAACGCCGGGCAGTCAGCAGATGCCTCGCCGTTCCAAAGGCCGACGACGGACAGGTCGTCGCCTCCGACGATGCCCTGCGGGCGCGGTGTGCGGTCGTTGATGCGGTCCCCGGCCTCGATGGTGCGCGCAGCCCTCGCCACGCGATTGAAGTCGTCCATCGAGCCAAAGCCAATGATCTTCGTGCCCATCGTTACTGCTCCGCAATGCGGGCCTTCAGCGAGTGCAGGCAAAGCTCATAAGTGTCGGCCGCGGACGTTTTCTCGATGTGCGCCAGCAGGAAGAACGGCCCCACTGCGGCATTCACGTTAAACACGGTCGAGGCCAGCACGAGCGCCCCGTTGACGTAGATTTGCACGTCAGCCGGATTGCGCATATCAAACCAGACGTAAACGCGGTTTGCGACCGCCGAGCCTTCGGTGTAGGTCTTTGTCGAGTCTGTTGCCGTGACGGTCGTTGTGCCATCCTTCGACTGAAAGTTGATCGCGGTATTATTCGCGTCCAAATGGCAGAAGACGTGCTCCGTAATCGAATCGGCGTCTGTGGCGTGAGTCGCATTGGCCACGCCGATTGACACGTCAACGACGGTTCCGGCGCCGTCGGATGGCACCGTAAAGACCGCTTCGACAATCGCATTCGCCGCCACTGCAAAGCCGTCCACGCTCAAGATGTCGAGCTTCTGCGCTTCGCTGGTCGAGCTTATGACGAAGTTGCTCGCGCCACCACGGCGGAAGACGCCCATCGTGTTCCAGCCTTGCGTTCCCACTGGCACCGTAAGCACGGCATCTCGGGTTACATCGACTGTCCAGCTTGGCCGCACGTTGAGATTAACGTCAACCTGCGTACTCGTGCTGGTCTGGTCGCCCACGGCCGTACCCACGAAAAAGTCACGATCGTTGACCGGCAGATACGTCGCCGAGCTTGCGGAATGATCCCAATAGACTTCGCCGCCGGAGAGAATGACGACGCCCGACGTTTTCGTCAGCCGCGCCACACCAGCAACCTGGATCTGCCCAGGATCTCCGGCCGTGACGCTGTTCGGCGCATATCCAGCGCGACCGTCATTGAGCTGGACGACCTGCCCTTGCGACAGCGAATTCTCGGCAATGATGTCCAGCAGATCAGAACTGTGTCGCGCGGTCGCATCGGCCATGATTCATTCTCCCTTAGATATTTAGTCCCGGCAGAACGGAAAAGTCTGCCGCTTCGATAACGTCAAAACTCAATTCCACCGCGTTGTCCGGAGACGGGTTGTCGAGTCGTTTTCCGTTGCCGTCCAACGGCCACGGCCGCTTGACTTCTTTGGGTGGAACGGCATCGTCTTTAATGGCAATGCGCTTCGTGTCGTCATTCGGATCGAGCTGCCGCATCCCCTGGTCGAGCAACTTCAGCGCCCACGTCTCGCGGCGAAATTCCAACGTATAGGCGAAGACGAAATATTCGACAATGCGCGTACCTCCCTCGCCGTCATCAAGGGTTGCCGACTGAAGTTCGCTGATGTCCATATCAGACACTCTCGCGACCTGCGAGTCGACCGGAACGCCCTGGATTGTGAACGGCCCAGAATTGATCGGGCCACCTTCTCCGAATTCCAGAATGAAAGTAGGTATCGCCGGCACGTTTGTCGTCACTGTAGCGGTCCAGCGGAATAGCTCCTTCTCTGGAGGCGGGTCGAAATATTCGCCCGCAGAATTCATAATGGCCTGGCCATCCACGTCTTTGTGGATGGCCTTGTTGTATTTGCTGGTCTTCCACTTATATGTCGACGGCCTGTCAAGCGGATTTGGCGATGCCTGCTGATTCTTCTCCTGCTGTCCGACTGGCTCGCTGGAATATTCTGCCGAAACGATGTAGTGCAGTGGGCTCTTTTTGTCCTGCGCAATTGAAATCTGGCGGCAGAGCAGCGGAATCAGCGAATTGACGCCGAAGATGCTGGTCACGTAGGGGATCGGCAGGATGTTATTCGACCAGCCATATTGAGTGATCGAGTAATCAGTCTCATATCGGCTCGTCGAGCAGCACAGCCATTCCTTTGTAGCTTTGTGCTCCAACGGCTTTCCAAAGTCGCTCTTGCGCCCACTGAGCGGCCGGATGTATTGGATGGTCATACGCCCCCCACGCCGAACTCGATTTCTCCCAAGCCTTGGATCCCTAACGCCATGTCGCCAAGAAATCCAACAGCCTCCTCTGAGGCGTCGGCATTTCGTTCGGCTGCCGCCAAAATCTGCTCCTGCGTAGTGTCGCCCTTCGATCGCATTGCCGAGAAGATGTTGGACAGCGCCTCTTTGCTGTTGAACTGGACGGCCTCGACGGCCTTTATTTCCGATCCAGCCTTTGCGCCCGGAAGTTCCGGCGCTATCTTTCCGCCCTTGCGTTCTGCATCGCGCTTTTTCTGGTCGCGATCGCCCTCAACCTGCCCGATATCGCCGAGCAGTTTGTCTCGCCGCTCGCGGAGCTGGTCAGCCAGCCCGCCGCCCGGTTCGGCAAATCCAGCGAGGGCGTCTCTGCGCGTTCTATCGAATGCCGCGCCGAACTCGGAAAATGGATTTTTCGCCTCAGCCGTGTCGGCCTGAGAGGCGAGCGTGGACATGAAGGCATCGGCAAACGAACTTGCCGCATCTTTGAAGTTGCCGGATTTGACTTTCTGCCAACCCGCCTCCATGCCAGCGATCAGCGCCTGAAATACGTTGCCAATTTCCTTGAATCCGCCCATTACATTATCGGCGAACGCGCCGAATCCAGCTTTTGCCCCTTCCCAAATCGCAATGATATCCGCGCCCAGCTCCTGAAACACGCCTTGCATTCCGGGCACAGCGTCGATAATTGCCAGCTCCATGTTCACGCCGGCAAGTTCAAAAATTGAATTGAAATTGCGAAACGTCATCGCAACTTCTTCTCCGAACGCCTTGAATTGTTCGGTAGCGTTCTGGATCGGCGTGGCCCAGTCCGTGACGACGGAAACGACTTCTTTCAAGACCGGCAGCAGCGCAAAGCCGATGTTTTCCGAAATGTCTCCAATGATGTTCTGGACTTGCTTAAACGGGCTGGCCATCGCTTCCGCGGCACCGCCGAACTTCGATTGCATCGCGTCCAGAATAACCCTCTGCGCGCCGACCAGATCGCCCTGTTTCTGGAGAGTGGCAACCTGTTTTTTCTGTTCTTCCGAGAGCTGCACGCCTGAGCGCGCCAGCTTCGCCATGCCGTTGACGGGATCATTGAGCGCCTTGCCAATGAGCATAATGGCAGAGGGCAGGTCCGTCTCCATAACCGTCGCCATGTCCATCGCGCCTTTGACGGCATCCTTGAACACATCGCCACGGATATTCGTGAATGTGGCCAGCATCGCAGCCGCAGCCGTCGTGGCGTCATCCTCGAAATTGGTTGTCTTCTGGAGCTGGCCGGCGAAGTCCTGCATTTCCTTAGTCGTAATTCCGGCAGCGCCACCCGTCGCATCGACAACTGCCTGAAACTTCTTGGCTGCCGCCGCGGCCTCTCGCGCCGAATCCACGACATGCTTAAATGCAAACGCGCCGGCGATTGGAGCTACAATCGACATAAGCGGAGCGAAGGCGCCGGAGATCTTGCCGATATTCGATTTCACGTCGGCCGCAAATGAGGCCGTCTGCTTGCGCATGTCAGCGACAGGCTTTGTGAAGCCCTGCGTGTTGGCCAAAAAGTTGGCCACCAAATTTCCGACTGAGGCCATTACTTAATCAACCCCGGAAACATCTGTGCCATTGACGCCGCCGCCGCATTGGGCGACACAAATTCGTCCGATTTCTGTTCATCTTCGCCGGCCATGTACTGAATGAGTTTGTTCGGGTCGGGCGGCTCGCCAACCGTGAGCGCCCCCATGATGTTCGCCGTGTTCCAGGCGTCCCGCATGTCGGCGCGCTTATCGCCCCACGGTTCGATCTTGGCATAAGCCTGAAGCACACGCAGGTCATGAAAGGTCAATTCCTCAAGCAGTTGTTGCCATTTGCTCAAGCGACCCTCTGACAGCGCCAGGCGCATCACGAACAGAATCAGGGGGTCGCGTCGGAGTTTTTTTCGAGTGCCGCCACGGACTTGGATTTAGCGAGATTGCCGATCTTGTCACACAGCCCAGGAATGAGGTCCATCGGAACGTCATTGATCGCCGGGTCTTCAGGATTCGCGAACATCTGCTTGCCGTCGTCCTCCAGCATCGCGCTTCCGAGAATGAAGTTCATCGACTCCTGATGCTTTCCGGCTTCGCTCAGTGCCGTGACCTGAATCGTCTCCGCGATTGTCAGTGCCCTGACCGTAAATTCTTCGCCGTTGACTTCCACTTTACAGGGCCGTTTTTTTAATAGCCGTTCTCGTGCCGTCACTTGTCGTCCTCCTCGTCTTCATCGTCTTGTGCTTTGGCAGCAGCCTGCGCCGCCTTGAAATTCGGCCCCGGCTTCTTCGTGCCGTCCGCGTTGTACCCCGCCATGATTCCGGCGTCGAAATCGGAGAAGTCATCGGGATGGATGCCCAGCGCCAGCCGTTCGTAAGCCTTCTTCGCCAGCCGAATCATTTCGGGCGTCATGCCCGCGGCGATGCGGCATTCCTCGTCGGCAGGCACAGCCACGCCCATCTCGACCAACATGAAGCAGTTTTTCTCTTCGAGGATTGCTCCGCGCTTGAAAAACGGCACGTCCTGCATGCGCTTGTTGCGCATGACGTTTCGATATTCCCAGGCCGGTTCATGCCCTGGCGGCAAGTGGACCAGCGAAACCTCGATGTCGTCGCGGATGATTTCGCACTTCATTCAGTCACCAATTATGGGTGTGAAAATCCGGGATCTCCGGTGATGTCGATGTCGAATTTGCCCTTGAGCCCGCTGCCCATGTCGACTGTGACTCCGAATCCGACAGCCGCAGCAGTGAAAGCCATAACCGTCGTTCCGGCATCAACGAACGTCAGCGACATGGCATTCTGCGCGGCAGGGGTCGTCGAATAGCCCATGAGCCCGGTCAGGAACTTATGCCCGGCGAGATTCGGGTCATAGAACAGCTCGCCGGAGATTGCGCCGGGCGCTGAATATCCGGTAAGATCGAGCGTGTCGAAGACAGGGCCATCCAGCGTATTGGAATCATATGTATGCGCCTTCGCCCCGGAGTGCTCCAGGGAAATGACCTGCGCGACGGCGGTAAGCGATGCCGAGATGGTCTGCTTGAGCGTGGTGCCTTTGCTGACGACTTTTGCCATGACTCAAGACTCCTTAAAGTGTGACGCCCGTGGCGATTGGAACAACTTGCAGAACCGTCGTGCTGGACGCCCAGCCGACAAGGCAGGGAATGAATCCGGTCGTGTAATCCGAAACGAGCGTGATGGCTCCCGCTGTATCCGAGAGAATGTAGAATTTTCCGGCGACCAGCGTCCCGCCGATCGTGATGGGGCCAGCGCTCAAATAGTCCACCGGCTGGCCAGTCAGCGCGGCGTGCAACGCGAAGCCAGCAAACGTCGCCGTCAATGTGGTCCCGTTTCCGTCAGCCAGCTTGAGCACGCTGCCGTTGGCCGTGTCGATGTACAGGGCTTGTCCGGCAGTGATCGAAGCGCCGGCAGTCCCGAGAACTGTCGTAGCGCCAGAGCCCTTGAGCACCGATGCCGCAGTGATCGAAACATCATTGGCTGCCATTGTTATGTCCCATTCGTTGGCTGATGCTGGATCGTTACCGAAATCGACTGCACATGTTGCCTCTGATCGCCGCCCTGTTCCTCGACAACTTTGTCATATCTGCGGCTCTCAAAAATCACTGCCTTGATCGTGTCGCTTGGCCCTGCCGGTCCCGTGTAATCCTTGATGAAACTCTCAACCAAATCTCCTAGTTGTTCTGCCTCGGGGAAACTCCGCGAATAGCAGTCGAAATCGAACTCGTTGGACCGGAGCCCGTAAGTACCGTCGAGGGCGACAAGCGGATCCAGATCGGTCTGGCTGATGAGCACGAATGCAGGCACGACGCCTTGCGATGGATATTCATTGAAGACTCCCGAAAATGTGATTCCGCCGATCTTGCGCGGTTTGGCAATCGCCGTGATGTCCGACCGCGTCAGAAGCAATGAGCGTAGTCCTGTGGTGATGGGCATTCATGGCCTCGCCAGCCCCGCGAGTTTTTGTCGTGCCACGTCGATAATCTTCTGCATGACGCTGGCTTCAGAGCGCTGGAAGCCATCTTGGATGGGGTTCATCTGCGGCGGCATTGATCCTGTCGAACGCCCGCTCTTTTTCTGCGTGCGGTTCTTCGTTCCCAGGATGAACCACATTATATTCCGTGCGCCGATGCCGACTCCCGGCCGATTGCCGCGCTTGGCTTTCTGCTTCTCGGCCTGCGCTGCGATCCGCTTGGCCTTCATTCCGACAGCAGCCCCCGCCTTGGCCATGACGGTTCCCGTGCGCTGGCTCTTGCCGAACCGGGAGCCGATCGCTTTCTTGGCATCCTTCATGTTTGCCGGAACAGCCGCCTTCATCGCCTTGGCAGCGGCGCGCAGTCCGGCCGAGATCGCCGGGCGCATGACTTTCTTGACGGCCCCGGCTTCCATGCTAGCCAGTATCTTGTCGATCGCCTTGTCGCCGGTCACGAGGTTCACGAGCCCTCCTTGACTTCGATGCAAGCGAAGACGAGGGAATGGTCGTTCTCGTCGATGTTGCGCGGCGGTTCGGCAATGTTCAGGGTGCGACCCTTGAACACGATCTTCATCTTCTCTGTGATTCTGCTTGAATCGCTGTTGAACAACATTTCGACCTGGTGGGTGATGTCTGCTGCCACCTGCTCCCGGCGAAAGAACTCCCTGCTTCCGCGCGGATTAACGGAGCACCACTGGCGGGTAAATATTTCCCAGTTTGTTGAATCGCTCTCATCGACATGGCCGCTGGCATCCGGCACGGATGACGTTTTCAGGCGCTTCACAATCACCAGATCATTGCGGACTCCGGCGGGCGCAGGTGTAAGTTGCGGTGCATACATCAGTAAAACGTCCTGTAACTGTTCAGGTCCAAGAGCGCTTTGGCTGCAAATGCGATTTCCCCTGTCGCCATTCCCGTCGCTTCCCGGTTGCGATACCAATGTGCGACGAGAAGCAGAATCGCCTGCCGAGTCGTTATCGGCACGGAATCGCCAGTCGAGCCCCAACCTGTGACGTAGGTCACTGTGACATCGTTGATGTAGCAGCGAGTGGCGGGCCACGGCAGAGTGAATGCCGGGACGATTCTGGCGGGCTTGGAATAAACGTCGGCAGTATATTGCGTCGTCGGAGTGAGCGTCTGCGTGGCGCCCGACGTGTCCACATATTGAAGCGTTGTGACTGACTGCACTGGATTCGGCCACAGTTCGATCGCTTTCCCGCAGGGGAACCGATCCAGCCGCATTACATGCGTAGCCGAGATAAGCTGCGACCACTGATATTCCTGCGCATAGGCAGTAGCGGCAGCAATCAGCGATTGAACCTCTGTGTCCTCGTCCGATCCGCTGATCCGCGCATGCAGCTTCGCCTCGTCCAGCGTCACGGGATAATCCGTGGGTGCTGTCGAGACGACAACCGATTCTGGCTTGAGGTGCGGATAAGGATACAATGATCGTCAGTCTCGCTTTTGCGTTTCCGGGTAATTGCGTTTTCGCCATTCGCCAACGTGATAGTGCTGCGGCTGCATGTGCGCGTCGAACTCCGACACCATCAATTCCAGGTGGCCAATGCTCACGTCCGGCGCGACATAGATGTTTTTCCCGGCCAGCCGCCACTGGTGCCAGAACCAGATATCGTCATCCAGTTTGTTGTCGTTCCATTCGCCGTTGATATCGGGCTGTCCCTTAAACCACGGCTTGGGAATGTCCCGCAGGGCGTCGACGCGGAGCAGAGTCAGCCCGAAGTGGGCCGTCGTCACGAGCATCGGTTCCCAGCCGACTTCTGTTTCCTTTTGGCCCGCCACGGTCATCAGCGGATAGTGCTGGCCGCGGCGCATCTGGATTGGAGCCAGCGCATCAATGTCCGGGCGCTTGCCGAACCAATCCATCATGCGACTCAGATGTTCCGGCTTGACCATCGAGTCATAGTCAATCGCCAGAATCCAGTCGATTCCGTCCTCCAGGGCTTCGCTGAAGGCTCGCTGCATACACTGGCCCCAGAACACGCCGTCAAACGTGCTGATGGGGATCTTGAACGGCCGCAGCGTGTCGACGATCGTCTGCCAGGCGTTGTTCCAGCCAATGCGCGGAACGGACATGACGGCGCGGATCTTGACTTCCTGCGTCTCGGGTTCGCTTGGCTGCGGCTTGAACGCCTCCAGATTGAGGCTGATCGGATGCGCCGCTGTGTCAGTATTCGGAGATTCCCAATGATTGATGTTCACGAGCCCGGCATTGACGAGATACGCCGCAAGTCGCCCTTCGTCGAACACGGATCGGTGAAAGTCTTCGTCGTTCTCCTGGCCACCCATGAGGTAGTACGGCCATGCTGGATCAAGGTCGGCAGTGCTGGAAATCTTGGCGAAGTCGGGGACACTCAGGCGAATTCTTCCGCCCGGCCTCAGAACGCGCTTCCATTCCTCCAGCGCCTTTGGGACGTCCCGAAACGAAAGGTGCTCCAGCATGTGCGAGCAGCGGATCTCGTCGACGGAATCGTCCGCATACTGCGGCAGCGGGAATGCTTCGGTTCCGAATCGACGGTCGATTGGCGTCCATCCTGGAATTATTGTCGGCCCTGCGCCGATATTCAGCTTGATCTCGCTCACAGAATCTCCGTCGCCGCAAACAGTAGATTGCAAATCGTTTTCGCGAGCGGTTCGTATCCTTTCTCGCGCCCCAATCTCTCAATTGCCTTGAATGTCGCCTGCCCCTGGCCGTCCGGTTCCGGCGTCCAGTCGGGCTTGTTTTCTGATCCGTAATCGAACTCGACCAATAACAACCGCGGCCGAAAATTTTCGAGCCCGTCCCAAATCCAGTAATCCTGTCCGTCAATGTCGATAACCCCGAAGTCGATGTCTGCCGGCACTCCGCATTCAGCTAGAATCAGATCGAGCGAACGCGGTGTGATGTGCTTCGGGATCGTCCAGATTGTTTCACTGCGGATTTTTTGCAGCCGGTCGTACTGCTCTGCGTCTCCTTCGATGAGTACAGTTTTCCAGCCTTGCTCGCGGAGCCGCGCCGTGTTCGAGAAAAAGGTTCCGTCAGCAGCGCCAACCTCGAAACACCAGCGATTGACAGACCCGAAATTTTCAAGACACGCCTCGATCAGCCCGTCTTCGCCGAACTGGCTGGTATAGTTAGCCCCGCGGCCGACCAAAAAGCCGGCGCGGGGCGATAAAATCTCGATCCCGTTGCCGTAAGGGACCATTACTTCGTAAACGCCGTGTCGTTCGTCGAGCCGATGAGCGCAGCCGTTCCGGGACTCGAAACTGCCAGTCGCCCAGTAATGCCAATGGCGCTGGCGGTGACGTTGTCATTGGTCGCAGTCGCCGTGGTCAGCGACAGACGCAAGTATCTCTTGCGCGTCTTCGTATCGACGTTCCAGACGATCTGGTGCGCTGTCGTGATATCGTGCGCCGTCAGGCTTAAATTGGAATCAAACGTGGCGAAGTTCGTCACCGTCGTATCGTCCGATTCGAGCAGCTTGATCGTCGGGCCAACGGCGCTCGTGTTAATCGCCGATGCCAGAGGAATGATGAACGTGGCATAGTCGGCGCCCAGCGTATCGAGATTCGCCGTGCGGGTCGCCGAGTTCGTCTGGCTCGCGGGAGCCAGCAGCATCGTGGTTTTTCGGTTCAGGGCACCAATCATCAGACAGTCTCCTTCTGGGATCGACGGGTTTTTGGTTTCTCGGCTTCTGTAACTTCGTCAGCGACCCATTCGGCCGTATGTTTGTGATTGACCAGCGCATCCATGACTCCGTAGTCCAGGGTCGAGACAATCGCCCCCGACTTGAACTGATGCCAGTCACGAGTAAACCGAATGGATCTCTGCATGATTTCCCTCGCTACGATCAGGCGGTGGCAAGCCCGACGATCGGGCCTGCCGCGGACGCCGTTCCGCAGCCGTGGACGTTCAAGTCAAACCGCTCCGTGCCACGAATCGCGATCTGATTGCGCTCGAAAACGCTCTCGCTGTTGACGCTGGCGTGCTCGCTGAACGCAATCGAGGTCTGCATACGGTCTCCGAACACGGCTCCCAGCGAGAAGTCGCCCAGGAGGCACATGACACCCGTCGTAGCGGTTGCGGACGGCATGACCTGCGAGAACGTGACCGGATATCCCAGGAACAATGGACGCGGGCGGCGATCGCCGACAGAGACTTCGTTCGCCGTCACGCCGCCGGCAGCCAGTTCCAGCTTCTGCATGACCTGTGCGTAGAAGGTCTTGTGGGCGACCCAGGTCGTATTCGGAGTGTCCGCAAACTGCGGGAGCACGCTCACGACCTTGTTGAAGTCCGCCAGAACCATTGCAGACCATGTGTTACTGCTCCCCTGGATGACCTTGCCGAGCGAGTCGGTTCCCGCATTGTCAACATCGTCAAGCTGCTTGGTGCAACCATAGATGCCGGCGTAGGTGCTGGTTCCGTCTCCGACGAATCCGCAGAGGTCCTCTTTGTTGGAGAAGGCATATGACATTTCGCCGGCGAGCGTGTCGCCGATGCTGATAACGGCGTCCATCGACAATTGAGCCGACATGCGCGAGAGGCACACGAGGTCTTTGGCGATGAGCTGCACGTCCTGCCATGTCATATTGGATTCGGTGGCAGCGGCATTTTCCGCGACGAAATAGGCCGTCAAGCCCGTCAGCCGCTTGGGAATGTGCTTCGTGTCGCTCGTCATCGCCTCGCGGCCGAACAATTGCCGCACGATGCCATAGCGTTCGCGGAGCACGATTAGGTCGGAAGAGAATTCTTCGGGAACCAAGACGTTTCCGCCGGTCGTGCCGTCGGTTTCCCCGTGGGCCGTATTGAGCACGTCGCCCATGTAGTTGCTGACGAACTCGCGGGCCTGCCGGAAGTTGTACCGACCGGGCAAGTCCTGCGCCAACTTGGCCAGCGCCCACATGCCGAACCGATAGGCACGCTCGTTACCGTTCATCCCGTCGATGACGCCGGTGAAATTCCGGGGGGAACCGACGCGGAGGGCTCGGGCGGGGATCTTGAACCGGACGCGGGCTTCGCCGTTGTCGGCCGTATTCGGGTCAACCTGCTGGCCGGGAACCGTCTTGACGATCTGGGCAGCGGGAGCAGCCGCGGCGGCAGCCGCACGGCGGGGCAGGACGGCCGGCTGGAGCAGTTCGGCGCGGCCGGCACGCGAGGCACGCATTTCAGCGTCCTTTTCGAGCTGCAACTTCTCGGCAATCAAGGCGTCGAATTCGCCCTTGAGCGTGGCGTAAGATTCGCGCTGCTCCTGAGAAAACTGGCCGCTGTTTTCCAATTCTGCGGAACGTTCGATTTCGTCCTGCGCGGTGTCGATTTCGCGGCAACGGGCGATGATTTCCTGAATGCGTTTTTCCACGGCTGTTCTCCGGTTTAAGCCGGTGACAGCCGCGAAAATGAAAACGCCGGCGAGGCACCGGCAGGTTTCTGATTGAAACTCTGTCGGTAACTCGCCGGCGCAGTCGCGTCAGTCGGAGCTAATTTCCTGCGATCCCATGTGCCGCAGTCGCGTCACCAAGAATCGGCGGATTTGTGTGTTGACGATCAGTTTCGTTTCAGGCGAAACCTTGTCAAGCGGTCTTTCTAAGAATTTTGTTCACGGTGTTCTTCGAGACAGCGACACATCGAGCAATCTCCTTCGCCGGCTGTCCAGCGCGTGCCATTTCGACGATGCGTTGACGCTCACGGTCAGTCAGCGGCCTCCCAGGCGTGGCCATTCCTAGTCCTCCAGAGTCGGTTCTGCAATATGCGCTCGGTAATCCAGAACGCCCACCTTGAAATTCGACTCCATCCGCCGGACATAGGCCGCGAACGCCAGCTTGAGCTTGATCCGCTGGTTTCGCAGGCGCAGGTTCTCGCGCACGAGGCGGATGTTGTCCTCTTGGAAATCGGCTAGAAGCTGGTCCTGGGTTCTCATGCCACCTCCTCGCCCATCGGCATCAGGTCGTCTTCGCAGCAGTCCTCCAGCATGGTTCCGTCTGCCTGCATGACGCAGTACATATAGCCCAGAGTCGAGGATCGGACTTCCCCTTGGCCGACCGGCTGACCGTCTTCCATGACCTTGACCATGTCGCCTACGTCATACATGGGACCGCCCTGCGCCAATGGCTTTGATCGGGAACCAGTCGATGCGTTCTCTTTCTGCGGCAGATGCGTCTCAAGATGGGCCTGCGCCTTGGCTCTGTCGGAAGCGGACATGCCCTGCACTTGGTTGAGCCGGGACAGTGCGGCGCGGACGCCTTCGAGGCTTGGTTTTCCTGCGCTCGAATGATTCGGGCCGAAGTGATGCCCCAGGTGCAGGTTTCCGAAGGACGCGAGGTCCGAATACCACGCGAAATATTTGGCGTACTGGCGTCGTTGCGAATCGTCCAGCGCAGCCCATCCCTTATCGGTGAAATCTTCGGCGCGGAGTTTGTTCCACGCCCCTTCGACGCCAGTTCCGTTTCCGCCTGGCGGGTTTTCGGGAACGACGTTTCTAGCTGCTGTCAGCGCCGTAGGGGCGAAGAGTTCGCGTCGGGAGCGAATTCGCTGCAACTTAGCCGACTCGACATAGGATAATCGCTGTTCGGCTTCGGATCGCAGGTCGGCAGCACCCATCGCAATCGGATTGCCGTTCTTCAGCGACAGAATCTCGTCGATAAATCCGGCATCCTTCGCCTCTCGCGCGGTAAATACCGTGCCGTCCGTCTTGCCCTTCATCAGCGACATGATCTTGTCATAGGCTTTTCCGGTCTTGGCTTTGTAGGTCCGCGCGATCGCATCGTCAATCTTGGAGAGCCAGTTCTTCGCCTCATCCATCATGTCGACATTGCCGATGGCGATTACCGAGGCCCGATGGATGAACAGCTGCGCATTCTCGTACATTTGGAGTGGCTGGCCAGCCATTGCAATCACGCTGGCGGCCGATCCGGCCATTCCGTCAATGATGCACTTGACCGGCCCGTCGTGAGCCAGCAGGGCGTTGTGGATGGTGATTCCGTCATAGGCCAGACCGCCCGGCGAGTTCAGCCGCACATTGACCGCTTTCCCCCGATTGGATCGCAGGAATGCAGAGATGCTGCGCGCGTCGCATCCCTCGAATTGGTCCCCGATCTCGCCGTAGATTTCAATTTCGGCCGGGTCGTCATTCGTTGCGTTCTTGATGCCCACCCTGAACGACTGCGAACTAGCCGCTTTCTGCGCTTCTGCGGAAAGCTGGATTTCGATTAACTGGCGCATGTATCTGTCTCCTTTTTGATGACGTTTGCGGCATATTCGCCACCGAATGGCAATGTGACTACGTTTCCGGCTGGTCGTTCTTTTGGAGCAGGGGTTACTGACCATCCATCGCGCTTCCATTGCGCGAGTTTATCTTCCATTTCTCGGCGCGCTTGCGATGCATCGAATTTAACCGCACGCTCAGGCCGGACGAATATTCGCCTGAGATATGGCCAAATTCCGTTCACTGCCGCGATTAACAGAAAGCGTGTGGGCACGAACCAATTAAGAGTTCTCACGCCGCGCCTCCCTTCAGCAGTTCAGCCGCAAACCGCTTCGGCCTGTCAGCCCATTGGCTTGTGATTTGTTTGAACCTGTCATGCCGCTCCTTCGCATCCGCGTCGAACACCGGCTCTAGCGCAACCAGCGATTGTCTGCACCACTCCGAAGCGGCTTCATCTGGATTGAAACTGGCGGATTGCGTTCGCCTGAGAGCGATGGCGAACCGTTCCAGTTTGCCAGCCAGCTTGGGAGAAAACTCGGCGTAGAAACCGGAACGCCATCCGCCAAACGTCTTGGCAGATGCTTCGGCGCGGGACGCCCTGTCGCCTTGCCCGGATTCATAGAGCATCATGCCATTCAGGATCTCCTCGATCGCCAGTTGCAGCGCGTCGCGGCATTCTTGAACGACGGAATCGGTTTGCGTGTTCACGCCGACAGCAGCGATGCGAGCCATTTCGGACATTGACTCATGCATCGCAGGCTCTCGTTCGGCAAGAGCCTTTTGTGATTCGCAAAAGACCTCCGATGGCGTGGCCGTCCCTTCAATGGCGACCATGAGAGCGGCGTCACGCTCGGCAACTCGATCGGCTTCTTTCTCGGCACAGGCCCGCAAGTCATCGGTCGCCGCCTTGACGTCATCGACGGTCGCTGTCTTAGAAAGCGATTCGAGGATCAGTCGGGATTGCTCTTGCTCGAATGCAAGCAACGCATTCACGGTGTCTGCGGTCTGATCTGGCTTGGCGTCTGCCGGAGGTTCTTTCTGCGGCGCAATCGGAGCCGGCGGCGGCGCGGTCAGCTTGTCGATCTGCGCCTGCGCCATCTCCTGAACCTTATCGAGCGGCATGTAGTTGTTGGACTGGACGAAATAGGTATCGCCGCCCTCGACCGGGTTCTCTCCGTCCGTAGCTCGAATGTCGTTCGGGGAAGCGCTGCCGGTATTGAATTTGAACTGCATATATGCCGCCCTCGCCGCCGAGTCGGCCTTGAGCAATTTCTTTATGTCGAACTGGAAGAACATCGACTGTTTTTCTTTTTCCGTCAGTAGCTGCCGTTTGAGCGCCCTGACCCATCGTTCCGCCCACGGCGATAGCGAGTAGATTACGAAATCCAGCGACTGCTGCTCGATGTTCGAGAACGTTGCCCGCTCCAGGTCGCCCAGCATGTGCGGCGGCAATCGCAACCAGCGTGCAATTTCATTAGGGCCGAACTTTCGAGATTCAAGTAGCTGCGTGTTTTCCGGGTTCACGTCGATCGGAAACGGCTTCATGCCTTCTTCGAGAACGAGCGTCTTATAGTGGTTATCCGCTCCGGCAAATTGCTGTTGCCACTGTGCTCGCAATCTCTCTGCGGTTTCCTTGCCGACAACCTTGTCAGTCGTGAGCGCCATATTGGACGCCGCGCCATTGCGGAAGAATGCGCCAGCGTGACGCTCCGTAGCGATGATAATGCCCAGCGATTGCGCTCCCCACTTGATGATCGACTGTCCGGTGATTCCGTTTTGCGATAATACTCCCGGAACATGCAGCATGTCGCTCGCGGGGATCGGCGTCTTGCTGCCGTCATCATTACTAATCCAATAGACGATCTCGCCCGGCTGCCCGGCCTGGATGTATTGCAAATCGCTGACCGCCGTCGAGTTGCGGACAATGTTCCGCAGCGGAATTCGGCTCGGATGAATCGGCCAGAGCGCGATGATATTGCCGGTTGAGTCGCGCTGGATCTCGGCAAATGAGTTTCCCCAGCTCGGCACGAACGCGGTCTGCATGTCGAACCAGCACATCGAATCCTGTTCGCGGTTGGGTTGGTCGAGCAGCAGGCGATAGAGCGGATGGTCTTCGGCCTGCTCGGTGACTCGATTCCCGGAGTGCCGCACGAGTTGACAGGGCAGCATGGCCAGTGTTTCGGAGATGATCCGCAGCCCGCAGAACCATGCGCTGCACGTCATGGCTATGTCCTGATTGACATTCACGCCAGACGACGATGGCATAATGCCCCCCATCAGCCCGAACCATCCACCGCCCGGTTCGGTCATATTCCAATCGTTGCGCGGTGCGAATAGCTTCACTTGTCACCAACCTTTTTATTCCGTGGCCCAGATCCGCGAAGCATCGACAACACTGGCGGCAGCGCCAGCATTGAGCCGAAGCAGATCAACCCTGCGCCGGCCGACGAAAGTCCCGCGCCGATGCCAATGAGCACTGCTGCTGCGAGATAAAGTCCGTCCTCGAAATCCATTTCAGCCTTTCCTGATAGCCCTGCCGCGCGTCGGGACCACAATGATCGCGAAGAATCCCGGAGGCGAATATGTGCTGGCGACGGTCGCCGCCTGCGTTGCCGCGACCGTCGCCGCAACCGTGGTAGCAACACACTGCAATTTGATAATCCTCACTGGTCGTGCTCCTATCCGATAGAGATGAATCCGCGATGTTCGCGCTCATATACGGACTTCCTGCCATCGCTATTTGTTGTCATGCTGACCCCTACCGCCATCGTTGCTCCGATAATTCCGTCGATCTTCTCTTTCGATTTCTTTTTGCTGAATTTGAGAGGCGCATCGGCTCCTGCGTGTTCGCTCTCGGCAGCCGCATTGCCGGCCATCCAACGGAGAATCGGATTATTCCCATGCCGCAGCTTGCCTGCCGACACGAGCTCCAGAAATCTCCTGGTAGGCGCTGCCATCGAGATGTAGCCCTGTCCGAACGCGAGCACGTTCAGGCCGTCGCGCGTCAAATCCTGCAAGAGCTGCGCACCCTGGAACAATCGGTCGCCGGCGATCGTATGGATGCCGTAATCGTTCGCCAGCCTGTTGATGTCCTGCCGCACGAACTGATAGTCCGTCTCATTGCCATCAGTGAGCGCTAGGAAGCCTTGCCGCGCCCAAGTCAGATACGGCACGCCATCTTTCTTTTCGCGAACAGTGGCGTTCTCTTCCGGCCCCCAGAAGAACGGCAGCAGGTCATAGCCTTCCTCGTCGTTGCCGAACACCAGGGCGAGCGACGTCAGGTCCGATACGCGGCCCAGGTCGAGACCCCCGGCGCACTGCTGGCCCTTGAGTGATTCGAGCATTTGCTTACGCCATTCGACGGGGTTCGCACCTTCGCCGCACAAGTCCCACTTGTCCATTGGGATAACGCGGGCGTCTTGGGCAGTCTTTTGGTTCAGGTGCAGGCGACGGAACGTGTTCTCATATGCCGGATTCTCTTTCGCCTTCTGGCACTCGCGGCGCAGGTAGTCGCGCGACACACTCACGTCGAGATTCGGATTCGCCTTCTCCCAAATCTTTTCGTCGGTCCAGTCTTCATCAATGAGCGTTTCGTAAATGACCGGCAGGAAGGACGGATCATATCCCGGCTGCGATTTGTCGCACTTGTTGTCGCGAACTCGGCACGCCCGCTCGTGCATTTCGTTGCAGATCGACTCGCGGTCGAAGTCGGCCGTTGTGATGCAGATAAACAGCGGGTTCTTGCGGTTCTTCGACGCCATTGATGTCGTGAACACGTCGAACAGGTCGCGGTTCGGCTGGACGTGCAGCTCGTCGATCATGGCCATGTGCGTATTGCCGCCATGCTGCGTATCGCCCGAGGCCGCGATGACACGCAGGAACGATCCATCCTCTTCTCGCACGAGTGACTTAGACTGCCCAGCCGCGGCGGTCCCGCCGTAGATCCGGCAGCGGTCCTTTAGCTCGGGCTCCGCATTGACCATGCCCTTGACGTGGCGAAACAGCATCCCGGCCTGTTCGCGCTCGCCGGCTGCGATGTAATCCTGTTGCCCGGCCTCCTTGTCGCAGAAGAAAATATAGCAGGCGAGCCCGGCGATCAGGGGAGTTTTTCCATTCTTCCGCGGCACATAAATCAACGCCTCGCGATACCGGCGAACCGTCCGGCCGCTCTCGTCGATTCGGAACCAGCCGCAGATATTCGCGATGATCGACTTTTCCCATTCCTCCAATTGGAACGGTTCGCCCGCCAGTGCGCCTTCGACGTGGTGCAGCATCTCGGGAAAGAAGTCGAGAGCGTTCTGTGCCGCCTGCGCATCGAACCAGCAGCCTTCGGCCTGCGCGAATGGATCATAGCCGGGAATCAGTCGCAATAGTCCGCGCCACTGAGCAGCAGAGCGCGGTGTCCCGGCGGCATTGCGGACAAACGCTAACGCCGGGTCACGCGCCCGCTTGGATTTCTTCGGTTTCGATTTGGTTGCCGCGCTCATCCGTTAGCCCGCGAAGAATCGTTTCTTTTTGTCGGCCGGCTTATCTGCCGGTTTTGCCGTCGCCCTCGATTGGCTCGCCGGCGTGATGCAAAGCTCGGCCATATAGGCTTTGATCTGTGCCGTGCAGTCGCTCACGATCGCCACCTCCGGCCGCTTTTGTTCGCCCTTCTCGATTGTCTCCTCATCGCCGTTCTGCCGCCGGATCGTTTTGACTTCGACGGGCTGCGTTAGGCCGTGTTCATCGAGTGCCGCCTGTGCCTTGGCCAGCCTGGAGACAGTGATGCAGAACCCGGCCAGCAACCAGCGGTGCACAGGCGAGAGCGTCCGCATGTCCGACATCTGCGATACGGCCAGATTCCATTCCGAGAGCGCGACAGGATCGGCCGACACGATGGCCGGTGGCTCTGGCGTGCCTTTTGGCGCAATGGGTTCATCCTTGCGGGTCTTGCCGCGCCATGATCCCCTGAGCTTCAGGACTGGAGTCGGCGTCCTCTTACGGCCTTTCACCTAAATTCTCCAATTTCGTGAAAAAATATGCGCGGTTGGCACGCGGTTTCCAGCCTTAATCACCCAGAGAATTGGCCCACCCCGCCCATATGGTTTACCGCCACCACGGCAATCCTCCACATCTACCGCCACATGAGCATCGTGGATCACTTCCCAAAGCTCCCATCTTCCATCGCCGTCTTTCTACTGTGGCATTGCTGGCACAACGATTGAAACGGCCCGATCCAGAACAACTCCTCATTCCACCTGTGCGGCTCGACATGGTCACACTGATTTGCCGCCGTCACCAGTCCTTGCTTGCCGCACTCTCTGCATAATGGCTCGTCTCGTAGTTGCTGTGCCCTGATTGCTCTCCATCGTGCCGTGTTGTACCAGCCGCGTCCCAGTGCCTGCCTGCTGGCCCACTGCTTCTCCTGCTGGGCTTTGGGGACGAGGCGGAAGATCTTGGGGGCTGTCGGCACTATGCGGACTCCCTGGAATCACCACAGCGAATTGCATCGAACTCCCAAAAATTCACGTCCTCTCGGTTGAGATAGCAGAACTGGGCCGGGTCACTGAACCCGAAAATTGCGACCCATGTCCCTGTGCCGCGCTTTCGTCCCTGGAACATCGTCACATCTGTGCAGCCGTTCGGGTGGCGCAATTCGCAAATGCCGCGGTCATCGCTCCACCAGATGGTTTTGTCGCCTATCATCGCCAGCCTCCCAGCAACAGCCCGAAGATGAACGCCCCGAATCCGTCCGACGATTCCCGCTTTGGCCTGCTCATTCTATTCACCCATTCCGGCCGCACATATCGAACGCCTTTCGGGTTCGGCGGCGGGGGCGAAGTCGGACGATCCTCTGGCCAATTGACTGGTGGCGGCGGCGGATTGTATCCCATATCACTCCCCATCCTTTCCGCAGCACGTCTCTCGCGGTTCAATTTCAATCAACTCTGACTTGACGACCCTTCCCGGTCGCGTCGATCTAAAAGCGCTGTCAAGTTCAGACACGTCATAAGCGACGTCAATCAGCCTTTCGATGCGGATTGTTGCCACTTCGCCGGTAAAACATCGCAACTCGAATCCACGAATTCCACGCGGATCAACCCCCATTGCCTTGAGTATGTCCAGTCCCAATTCTCTGCCAGTAGCCTTAATAATCATGGCTGCACCACATTGATAATCACGAACCCACCACCGGACTTGCCACACCTTCATAAGCAATGCACCATGTCGTCGCGGCCGTCGTCGTGAAATAGAACTCCATCAAATACTTATGACCGCCTGTCGGGAAATTGGTTCCCGATAAATCGCAGCGGAAGTTATAGCCAACTTCGTCCAGATCCCAGATCAGCCCATCCGTGACAGGCGTATCGAGAATCACGCTCGAGACCGTCGCCGTGGGCGTGGCAATCGCCGTGTCTGGCGTCGAACTCGACCTGTCGAACACCTTGCACGTAATGCTCGTCAGATCCGCCTGCTTGACCCAGTTGCCTTCCCCAGAAATGCCCGTCGCGGCTCCGGTGGCATCGCGGGCGCAGACGCGGGCGAGAGCAGTGGCGCTGCCGTCCTCTTGCCATGTGACGGTGATTTTGTCGAGGGTTGTCATGTGATCTGATGATGTAGAGTTAGCCTAATGTAAGTAATCGGGCCGGGCTCATAAGTCGCGCATCCATTTTCGTCGCCGGCATATCTCGGTGGACGGCTGCATTCTGCGGTCACATGCGATGACTTGCCCTTGAGTCCTTTTAATCCCTCGATTGCCACATCAATTGCTGCATCCGCCTGCTTGCGCAAATCTGGCGGTATTAACGATTTGACACGCTTCTTTTTGGCTGCCTTTTTCACCCGCTAACCTCCCCGGCCATCATCCCTGGTCTGTAAATCTCGCCCTGCTTTGCCCCCGGTCGATAGGCTGCGCCTAGCTGCATTCCGGGGCGGTAAATACAAGCGGCAGGGAAGATCAAGGGGCCGTGGACAGGCGCGGCAGCCGCAATCAGCGGCGCGGCCATCCGTCGAAGTCGAAATGGGAATGGTTCCCTTAATCGAGAACGCGGATAAACCCAGCCCGGCGTCCAGTAGTTCACCGCTGAATAGTGCTGCATTATCCGATCTCGCGGAATTTGACTTGAATGATCGCATCGAATGCCACGCCGGGCGCGACCGGCACGTACATGACCGCCGATCCGGCCGGTGGGATCAGTGGCCTCTCTTCAGGCACGGGAGAAAAGTTATAGCCATTCAGGCTGGCGAATCCCTGATGATCCAGATTGACGCCCTTCGTCGTAACGTCCGTTCCGCCAGTCGCCGCCACGCTCAAGACGGTTGAATCGGATGCTTTGTCGCCGACCTCCTCCGGGTTCGGAGTGATCGACGTTCCAGTAGGCGATCCCAGCGTCGTTACCCGCGTAATGCAGGCTTCCAACTGCTGATTCGTGACGTTCGTCCCGACGTTTCCAATGTGAGCCGAGATGATTTCGACGGCCTTGAGCGCGGGGGCCTCGATCAGGATAGCGCTCTTCGTCGAATTGAATGATGCGATTTTGATTTCCGCCGTATAAACGCCACGCATGGGAGCTACCTGACCTTTCGTATTGAGCTGATTAAAACCGGAGGTGGCAAGACGGCCGCGCCGGGGAAGCGGCGGATCGTCGTCATTGTTCGAGACACATAAACCCGGCGTGGTGGGCAAAGGATGTTGGCGAAACCGACCGCCTGCAACGCCCCAATATCCGAAAATCCCGCCGCCGCCAGTCCAGGAATCGATCCCGGAAATCCTGACGCCTTGCACGCCGCGCCGCCGCCAGCCGTCGAGTTATTCGTAAAATCGTTGCCGCTGGCGTTTGTATCCGGGTCGGCCGTCAATGTCACGTCATTTGTTCCCGCCGCCAGGTTGTTACGCGGGCCGCTGGTGTTTGATCCGTATGCGTTGTTGCGATTCACGAAGATCATCGCCGCCGCATTCGTGATGTTGACCCCGTAGCCCGAGTTTCCGTAAATCTTATTGTTTTCCAGTGCCAAGATAACCAGCTTTCCATTGGCAATGGCAATTTGAATTCCGTCGTTCGTGTTGCCGCGAATCACACAGCGGGCAACGTCCAGGTAAGGGCCGTTGGTAGCAGCACCACCAGCGGCCGACTGGATATAGATGCCACCCAGAGAGTTGCTATAGACGACAGTGTTGCGGAACACGACAGGATAGGCTGAGTTGGTTGTCGTTCTTCCGACCGTCTTGTATTCAACACCATAGCCTGAATTGCCGTGCAGATAACAGCCGTCGAATGTCATCTTATCGCAATTCAGTACGGCGTCATTCGTGCAGCCGGTAATTTCGGAATTGACGACGGTCAGATTCGTAAGCTGATTGTAGGTAAGGACGTCGCCGATGACGCCATTCTTGACTCCGTGGATGTAGCAGTTAGAAATCTTCCAAAACAGCCCCAGGCCGGACACGGTTCCCCCTGTGAATCCATTTCCGGGAGTGCCGGCCGTGCTGCTGATTTCCAGGTTGTCGAAGATGCGGAAGACCAGGTTGGAACTCGCCGCGTTTCGTACAATGTCCACGCTGTTCGTCGCGCTTGTGAAAATCGGCCGCGTGCCGTCGTGATCCCCGCGCGTCGTGTGATAGCCGGCCACCGTGATTGGCCCGCTCGTCGAGTCCCCCGTGGCCGAGAGGATGAAATTCGTGGTGAGCGTCGTCGTCCCTGTGGCTTTGATCCAGAGCGTCATGCCAGCCGTCAGGAGCGGTTCAGCCGTGGCCCACAGATCCAGCGCACCGCCGATATTGAGCGTTACGCCCGTGCCAGTTACAAGCCCTGTCGAACGATCGAGCGTGATAGACGTTCCAGTGACTTGCGAGAGAATCTGATACCAGCCGCCGGTAATCGAACCGGTTCCGCCGGCTACGTACGTAATGTTGCCCACCATGTCGGCGACAGCAGACGTAGTATTGATTGTTGCGCTCCCGGTCGTAGCGCTGCCGTTAGTCAGGGCATATTGCGCAGCATTCTGTTGCGACCAGTCGGTGCCAGACGAACCGGGGACGAAACCGCCGCCGTTGGTTGCAGAGCCAACGCCGGGGCGCGCCTCAAAGACTGTAGTTGACGCCAATGCCATATTAGGTCACAGCCCTCACACAGGCCCGATTAAGAACCGCCCACGTCGATCGCAGCGTCGCCGCATCTGCTGCATCGTTTCCGCCCGTATTGACAATTTCAAGCAGCGCCGTGATGAAGGCGTTGTAATTGAGCACATCGTCGGGATTCGCGGAGTTTCCGGCCTGCAATAAATGGGGGGGGCCATCATCGCGAGCGTCGGCCCACGCTGACACACTGGCGGCCCTGGCATACTCATCGCCGATACTCGCCTTGTCGTCTGCGATTTGGGCCAAAAACAGCCGGAACGCTTCAGCACGCGGTCGAATGCGCGTGTCGCAATAAACCTGCATCTGTTCGTTAGTTGCATCTGGCATAATCGCGGACCTTTCCCTCGCAGATCAGACTGAAAAACTCGGTTACTTCCAATCTCCTACGCTGTACATAACGCCTATCGGATACGCCGCTACCTGGGAGAACCGCCAGCTCGGCCCCTGCCGCTTCGCCCGCGGTTCCTCCACGGGCTTCCTGATCCGTGATTTCTCCATCATCTCCAGCAGCCTCCGTCGCACGGCCGCCAGCCCTACGAAATCAGAATCAATCTCGTGTGTCTCGCGTTCCTTGTCATAGCGGATACAGGGTGTCGGGAGCGAATAGACCGCATGGGTGTAAATCGCTTTCAGGTCGGGAGGGAGGGCAACGGTCATCAATCGGCGGTCTCCGTAGATTCGTAAGTCGCTTCAAAAGCCTCTTGGCTGCATACGTGCTTGTCGCCGGTGATCCCGCTGATGATCCAGTCGCCCGGCCTGAGCACGATGTTGTCATTCGTTCCGCCCGTCCGAATCATAAAAATGTTGCCGCCGAATTCAGGACCGAATCCCTCGCCGAAGCAGTAGATGTCGCCCCGTTGGAGATAGTCTGGTGGACTGACTGAATTGCCTTTGCGATGGCTGACCATTGCGGGATCGTGTCGTTCATCGCCCGGTGGCCACCACTGGACGGCATCGAGATCAATCGGTTTCTGTCGAATCTTCATTAGTCACTCCCGTGGTCGTCACTGGCTCAACAATGTGCGGCTTGAGGCACGCATCCTCATACATTTCCTCAAGAATCACGTCGGCCCCATCCGCATCAATTTTGCCGTCACCACTTCCCGTTTCGCGAGAATCAACGCCCACGAGATGATTGCGAAGCACGTTGACGAACTCATCTTTGAGCATCCCGCATACAATCGCCACTCCCTTGCTGTCGGGCCATTGCTCAAACTTCAGTGGCACCTCAAATTCCTTGTCGCCGTAGAAGTCATGCAAGAATGTTCCGGGCAGAATTTGCTCGATGCTGAATCCAGATGGCGCATCGCAATACACACACGCCGACCGAAGCGCAAGCATGTAAAATGAGCCGTCGGGACCGGGGAACTTGTACCGATCCGCATTTGATTCACAGCCACATTCGCACATAGGTCGCTCCCATCTTGTCGAAACGCCGCATCCAAAATCGCCCGCCGAGGCGCATGCAGCGTCATGCTGCCGGCGGGCGACGGCATCGTGCTTCCTCAGAAAACTCGTTGAGTAGTCATTCCAGCCTCTTGCCAATGTCGCTGGCGTTTATTTCCAGTCGCTTCAAATCACTCGCAAGTCCTCTGAGATCCGCCGCTGCCAAGTCCGTTCTCCTGCACTTCCGGCAGCGCTTGCCGGATCGTCCCCAGGCATAGCAGCCGATGCCGAAGACCACGATACCAGCGAACCAGAGGAATATGCTGGTGGCTTCGGTCATGCTGGGGTAACTTCCGACTGTGCCGCAGTCGTGGCCGCCACAAGCGCGTCCTTCGCAGCCTGAACGGCAACCAGATCAGCCGGTGAAACCGTTCCGGCCCTGAGCGCGGCTGCCACCGCATTCAGTGTCGCCACCGCGCTGTTCGCGGCCGTTACTAAGTCCTGAACTTGCTGGATCATATTCGCCTGTCCTTTTTCGAGGATCGAAACTCGGGATGTTAAGCGTTCAATGTGCTGGTTGATTTCTTCCGACCATGACAGCCAACCGTGCTGCGACATGGGTTATTCCTCAACAGGGATGGCATGCGCCGCCACGAACTCGGCTTGACGCTCATCGACTTCCACGCGGGCCGCGTCCAGCTCCTTCAGGAGACGGCAGTGTCCGTTGAACGAATCGACGACGGCCAGTTGCTTTTCGGTCAAGGCGCTCATCGCTTTCGTGAGCGCCTGTTGTGACTGCTTCGGGGTCATTGCGTTGCTCCTGATTGAATGAGTTTTCAAGCGGCCCGAAGTTTCCGAAGTCGACGCTTATCTCCGCGCGACCTGCGGGCGCGAGCATTGGCGTTGACGATCGGACTTGTGTTGTTTTTCGGACCCATGCTGTGGAATTTCCAGCACCATTTCGGCGTCGGCTCAAAAGTCATTGGATGAAGCCCTTCGGAGCCTTCCGGTATGAATTGACTCTTTTGCGAAACGCTCATTGCGTTGCTCCGGGGGGAGGGTCGATTAGTAAGTCGGCTTTCACGCCGATGTTCTGATCCGGCGCTGTTGCAGCCGGGGGCGATACTGGCGCCGCCGCAGGCTTGTTGAACATCGCCGGCAAGAGAGAGCCTGCCGCCAGAAGTGCCGGTCCGCCCAGGCCCAGCATGATGCCCTTGGCGATCGGACTGGAAAGGAATCCAGAAACAGCCGGTGCGACTCCTGCGCTCGGGCTGGGATTCGATGCAGCGGGAGTCGTCGCCGGCATGTTGAAGACGTTGCGGGTGATGCCCCCGGATTGATTGCCGGCGGCGTTCAGCGCAGCGTTCATGTATTTGAGTCCCAGGTCTCGCATCTCGCCTACGGAGTCATCCCACGACGAGGGAGACTGCGCTTGGCCATTATTTGTGGCTGCCATGTCAGGCTCCTTTGATAAGAGGAAATGTCACCGCACGTTCGGCCATCTTGGCCGTCAGCTCGGCGCGGCTCTTTTCGGAATCGGCCAGAGCCTGCCTGCCACGGTCGATCAGGGACACGGCGACGGCGATGCTGGCTTGATCGACCGCTGCTGCTTGCGTGACCTGGATCATCGTTGCCAAGAGTCCAGCCTGAAGTTTGTCGAACTCGGATGCCGCGGTAACGTCCGTCGGGCGAAACTTCGGCAGCGTAAGAATTGTCTGTTGTAAACTGCCCACGACGCCCTGAAGCCGGTCGGCGTTGGGCGTCGTGGGATCGAATGTGTCTGACATGGCCGGGGTTCCTTGTCAGAGGCGTTACTTGGTCACAGCCGTCGGGGTCGCTTCCTGCGCCTGACCGGGCGAACGGGGCGTCACGTCGGCGAACTTCAGGTTCATGCCCTGCTCGGGAATGTTGGCCTGCAACAGGTTCGACGAAATCGCCGCGCCGATCGAACGGCCGTCCTGCATCAGATTGCCGCGGTTGAGTTCGGTCAGGAACTGCGCGCCGCTGGTCATGTCCTTGACCTGCACGCCGAAAGCCTGGTCCAACTGGTTCACAATACTCGGGTCGATAGGCATCTCAAAAACTCCAATTCCGGGGGACGAAAACTATTCAGGGCTACGCGCCCTGCAAAACACTTACGATTCAGGGGTAGCATCGCCTTGCGGTGCGGAAGGCTTCACTTCGTCGCGATGCAGCAACTCGAAATGATCGGCTTGCCCATATTCGAGGTCGTACCTGACCTTGCTGAGACTGCCGTCATTGTGCGCGTGAAGCTGGCCCGGCGCAACATTATGTGCTTGTGATGGCAGGATTGGCTCGACGAGCACATGGGCCAGCTTGATATTGCAACTCGATGCGCCGGAAGTTACGTCAAGCAATCTGCCAACCAGGACAGCCGGCTTGCCATCGGCGCCTTTGACGTTGTAGCCGGTTCCCTTAACCAAATCTCCGACGTAGGCCGGAGTTCCATCTTTGTAATGCGGCATCGCTCACTTTCCTTTCGATTCACGGGGTATTTGGCGCGATCGTCGCGCCCGACACGTTCAACGGAATCCGGGCCGTTGAACCTGACTTGACGTTCGGGACTTCCCTGATGACCTTGCCGCTGGCGTTATCGATCAGACGAATGGTTACAATTCCAGGAGGCCCGGCTGGACCCGACATCCCCGGAATGCCTGGAGGCCCTTGCGGACCAGTTTTTCCAGCCGGGCCAGTTTCCCCTGTCTGGCCTTTTTCTCCGGGGACGCTTGCGCCGGGCTTGATTCCGGCGATCATTCGTTTCAATTCGGAAATCTGCTCTTGTAGAGCCGAGACGTCGGCCTGTGTCACTCCGGGGGGGCCGGGCTGCGGAGGATCGACATTGTTTGGCGGCGGTGGATTGGCTTCTGGCTGCGGCACGATGTTCGGCTGCGGCGATGGCCTTGAGTAGACCTTGCGCCCCTTCGGCGGTGCTTCAGCCGGCGGTGGTATCGTCGTCTTGCTGCGCTGCACAATCTTGATCTTGCGGCATTTACCACCGAAGCAGTTTGTCCGGTCCTTCTGGGAGAACTTGTACAGGCTCTGGTAGTCGCACGTCAGCATGTACGATGTCGGGTCGTTGCTGGCCGAGATCACCCCCACGAGCTTGCCGTTCTGGACGACCGACCCACCGGATGCGCCGTTGCCGAGGGCACCGGACAGCTTGAACTTGAACAGCCTGATCTTTGCTTGTTCGTCTGCGAAAAACTGGCTGCTGTCGTCAAGATTGCCTTGCACGGAAACGAACTCCGCACCACCGGGAAACCCGGAAATCGTGACGGGGCAATTCTCGTCGAAAGGCTCGGTTGAAATCGGTATCAGGTCGATGGCTGGAGCGCCTTTGGCGAGCACGGCGAACAGGGCAATGTCCGTCTGGTGGTCGATGTCCAGAAGCGTCGCGCGCACGTTTGAGCCGTCGAACGCCTCGATGTCGAACTTGCCGCCGATGATGCCCTTGAAGCCGTGCGCGCAGGTAATGCCGTAGATGCAATCGGTGTCCCGCGCGACGAATTGGCCTGAGCCGACCCGACCGCCGTTGGTGAATATGACCGACGCTTCACGGATGCCGGCTTGGCAGCACGAAGCCACCAAAATTATGCCCAGGCATAGCGCGCCATAAGTTTCTCGGATCATGGTGACACCTTTTCTGCTGACTTTCGACAGGGACACGATTCGGAGTGCAGGGCCGATCATCCGCTAGAAATCCTGAATACGAGATAGTCGTGGCCTTCAATTGTTTTCTTATAACAGTCAGGAATTTCGCCAGCGGTGGCGACTCCGGGCGGCCGCGATTGGGCGCAGCCGGCGATGGCGAGGCAGAGCAGGAGCAGGGATATGATAATTGAGCCAATTCGGGTCATGGCTTTTTCTCCACGGGCGGATCAACCGGCGTCCGCATTAACGAGCTTTTCAGGACCGCCACCACGGCGATCGCCGCGACCTGAAGACAGTCGCCCTTGAACTGCTCCAGGCTGTAGGAATTGATCTCGGGAATGCGGACGATCAGGTAGGCGCCGACAACTGTCCAGGCGACATGCACGTCGCGCTTGAATTCGGCGGGACCGTAGCCGAAGTCTAAGTAGTCTGAGAGCTTCATTATTGCGTCCCCTTGTGCAGACGCCACGTCGGCGCCTGCGCCTCTAGCGTCGCGATCTTGATGCCGTGCTGGTCCATCTTCGCGTCCCCCTTGTTCAGCCGATTCCAGACTTCCTTCCGGTCTCGGCTGCAATGTTCGTTTTCCTCGTTGAGCGAACGGATGTCTGACTGCAAATCCCCGAACTTCTTACCGATCCAGAATGACTGCACGATTGCGGCCACAATGATGCCCGCGATCGTGATGGTGATCTGCAACCACTCTGGATTCACAATCGGCCCTCCGTAGCCGGGAGAGCTGGGAGTTCGGCCCAGTGGGTCACGGCAGATATTTTCTCGCTGAATCCTTCGTCGCTGACCGACCAATGCGGATTTCCATATTCAGCGATCACCTCACCGCGATAGCGGCTTTCTGGATCGACGTGAATCAAATGACCGAAGCATATGCCGCCATCCGACATCACAAGCATGACTCGTTTTGACCAGCCTCCGGCGACATCTTCCGGCAGGCGCTCCGTCACCGGAATCCAGCGGATGACAGCGAGATCGTCGCCAACCTCGCCGACCTTCTTCCACGGAATAAACGGGTGATCGGCATCGCGCTTGACAGAGAGCCACAGCCCAGGCGCAGGCCCAATTGATCTGCCACCACTGGAATAGTCGACGCAAACATTGCGGCCGGGCGTGCCATCTGGGTTTAGCGGACTCGCCTCCGCTGGCCGCGCCAACCATGCCGAGAGCAACGGCAGGGACGCCAGCCAGGATGCGGCGGAAGCGAAGAAAGAGCGGCGGTTTTCGGCCATCGTGGCACCCACGGGAATCTGTCGTAGACTCGACCGGGCTGCCTGAAATGCAATCGCGGTCGCAGGACTGATTCTCAGGCACTCCGAAGAATGCTTGGGAATCAATCCCCGACCGCTTGCTTTGTGTCGCGCGCGTTGAATATCAGGGCTTGACTATGCCTGTTACTCTAACCAAGTTTCTTAGCGAATGTCAACGCCTAAATGCGAAACGCCGCCCATTTCTGAGCGGCGTTCTCCATTGAGTTCTACTTGCCAAATTGGGTCTACATCTGCCGGCAGTCGCATCGCGAAGCTCGGCATTTGCCGGTGACGGGTGGTTCCAGAATTGAAACCCCTGAGCCACCTGATCCCGGCGCTAGGAGAGCATGATGCTCACTACCACATGATTCATTCCTTTTTCGTGGGACACGCTTTCGCGTTCCTTTCCCAGAGGCGATTATTGGCTCACGCCGCTCGGATTGTCAACGTTAGTTATTGTCAAAACCGCTCGTTTCGACGAACGAACCAGCTTATCGCCGATCTTCACTGGCTCGCCTTTGCGGACGAGAATCTTCGCGGGGCGTTTCTTCCGTGCTGTCCGTGCCTTCTGCGCCATATTGACGTTCCTTCCGTGATTATTCACTGGCAGGTTGTCTTTCGAGCCATCCGGGCAGAGTCCGAAAATCGCCAGTCCGAAAGGAGGTATGCTGCCGGAGAACCGATTTCATATCCAAGGCCATTTTCTAGATGCCTGCTGGTGAACACTCCAAGGATTCGATCGCCTCTGATCTCGGTTACTCGAAACCGATACGTGTTCCAAGGAGACGCGATCTCGTCGCCGACACGAACGTCCTCGATAGGTATTAGTTCAGACATGATATTGACGTTCCCTCTGTGCGTCCGTGTCAGTCCGACTTCGCCTTCGCGTAAACGCAGTACGTTTCGTTTATCACGACATGGCCGCGACTCAATCGAATGCCTGCGCCACGAGAGAGGGTGCGCACAACCCGCGCCATCGCGCCGCTCCTGCGAATTTCAGCGGCCTTGGCCTTCGCCGCCTCTTTGTCGGTGCCGTGTCCACTCTGGTATTTATAGCCATCGCGTTCGGCTTTTCGCCGTGCCGTATTCTTAGGTGTTTGCCATGCGTACATTTTCGTCCCCAAAAATCCCCGTCAGTCTCGCCGCGATGATGGACGACGGCTACTTCTTCTTGCGATCATCGAGTTGATACAGCGCGTCGAGAACGCAGTGCTTGCACCAATGGCCGTTGTTCCAGGTTTTTCCTATGTCGTTCGATGTGCCGGTCATTACCTCGACCATGAGAACTTGGCCGCGTTTCTTTATCTCTGTGCCAAGGCGGGATCTCGACGCCGTGCTTCCAGCACATTGGTTTTTCGGCGTGATTTCTTTTCCGCAGCCGTCGCAAAAATACTTGGTCATTGCCCGTCCTTTCAGTGCGGCCCTCAGCCGCCGTTAGCCATCTCGGCATGGCCTGCGTCGAGGCGGTCGGCGATGGAATTAAATCCGCCGAACCACGCAGACCAAGACTCGATTGGAATGTCTGGACTCGTCAAATCTCTGATTTTCTCCGCACACTCCTGCATCGTCTCCCGCAACGCCTGGATCTCGCGGTCTTTTTCAACCAGCGAATCGCGGATATTGAAATATCGCTCCGATTGCCAAGTGTGACCACCATTCGGTGATTCCAGTGGGGCTTCGCATTTCCGGCCCTTGGCTTCTGATGAGAATTGCACGCCGCATGAAACGCAGCGTGATGGCCGTTCCGGTATCGGCTCCTGCTCCGCGACGGCGGGAGGCTTGGTGGCGCGGAAGTCGTCTCCGAACTCTAACCTCAACGCAGTTTCTGCGGCATCGGCAGTAACGAATAATCGAGGATGACCCAGAGGATGTCCGTTTGTGCCAATGGCAAGGAAGTATGAAGTTGTGGTATCTTTTCGCACATGCGGAATTCCCGCCTCTTGCTGCACCGGCTGGCACGCGGGGAGCGAAGGGAGATTGCGGATTGTGTTCGCCGCGTGCCGTAATTCACAGACGATCGCTCTTCTGATGTCGCTATTGCCTGGTCCATCGAAAAGGTCGGCCTCGCGATCGCAGACGGCAGCGCATCGCTCGCGGTCGTCTACCGCCGGCACCGCCGCCGATTGCAGCCGGGCGATCTCGGCCTTCAGCCTCTCGCATTCCATTCGCAGCTCCTGCTCGTTCGCGACGCTCGCGGCCTGCTGGGCGGCGTAGTGGGCAGTCTCGGAGGCGAGGCGGTCGCGGTCGGTGCGGAGTTCGCGGATTTCTGACAACAGACTACCTGCCTGCTTTGGAATGAATCCAAAACTGAAGCGTAAATACTGCTCTACTTTTTCAAGGTCATTCGTCGACATCGTCGTCTCTCCGGGGTCGTGTTGGGGGTGGGGGTCAGTCGTCAACTTCTGGCCAGCGGTGACTCATAACTTTCTTCAGGTATTCGCCGGCCTTCTTGTAACCGGGATTCTTAGGCTCCCTGCTGAATCCATAGCCATCGCAAACACCATTGCGATAGGCCGCTTCGCTGTTCAAGTACGCCATGAATGCGAACGCCAAGAACATTGCCAAAACCTCTAGGCCGTCAATCATGTTCATCCCCCTTTTTCTCCGGCCCGGTCAGCCGTGGTGACGGGTGGCGGGAGTGTGCCGTCCAAAGCTCGATAGAGTGCGAGGCAGCGACTCTTTGCGTCCGCATTCACGCAATGCCAATATTCCGGCTGGTCCATTACATCGACCAGCTTTGCTCCCCAGTCGATTGGCAGACTCTCAATTGCGTGGCTAATGATCTTTGGCCACACGTCCCGTTGCCGTCGCGGCTGATTTTCAGATGCGCAGCCAGAATGTAGAACGGCCGGCGTAGGTCTTCCTCGCGGTGAAGATGTTCTTCGTTCGCCCGTCGCACTATTTCGTAGGCGTGGCAGGCTGTCTGGGTGATTAGTTCGTCGTGCATAAAAGACCTTTCGTCATTCGCTGTCTTGCTCGTCTTCGCCGCCGTCCAGTTCACACGCTGGACATTCAACGTCATCGCCCATGTCGCAGGCGTCGCACTTCGTAGACCCGCAACGCGGGCAGTTTTTCAGGTAATTTGGCTCAGGGCATCCGCAGGCATTGCACGCCGGGAGCTTCGTCTTTGGCTTCGCTGACGGATGGTCC